CCTTCTGGTAAAAAGGCACCCCCAAGCGGGCGTCGTATAATGGCATTACCTGAGCTTCCCAAGCTCATGACGAGGGTTCGATTCCCTTCGCCCGCTCCAGAACCCATAGGCCTCTACCAACCAGAGCCTAAAAACCGGTGACAGTTTTGGCGACAGTTAGTCGTCTCCACTGTCACCGGTTTTTGCATTTCTGAGGAGCTAACTCAACCTAACCGGCAGCTTAACGGGTCTCTTTTCGACCCATAGGGGACGTCCCGGGAGGCAGACGACAGAAATCCATTCCTTCTCGTCAATCGCTCCTCGCGCTAACCAACTGTACCGAGAACTGGCTGCGAAACTCCGCAGGTGAGACTCCAAACCATCGCTTATGAGCTCTACAGAAGGAGCCCATGCGCCTATAACCAAGCGCGCCGGCAATCTCGTTAATTCCTATGTTTGTGTGCTGAAGCATATGGAGCGCTCGGCTGCGACGCACATTATCTAACAGTTGCTCGAAGTCGGTTCGCTCATCAGCGAGTCGTCGCTGCAGCGTTCGAGGGTTCATACCGAGAGCTTGGGAAACAAGGACAAGTGTCCCTTGATGAAGGGGCATGAGCCTCAGAATGTGGGCTGTGACTAGCTCCTGTACATGCCCTGAATAACTGGTCTGCGATTCAAGGTAGAAGCGCATGATGGAGTGCAGTGTGGGGTCTCGCTCCGTGCATAGCTCATCGAGCGTCGCGGATGACAGTATCAGCGAATTATTTTTCTGCCTGAAAAGTGCTGGGCAACCGAATCTCTTGAGGTAGTTGCCACGGTCACCTACAGGCCCGTGGCGAAAGGTAGTCTGTTGAGGAGAGAACGGCCGGCCGAGAAGTATCCCGATCAAGCGAGTTGTGTGGAGCATCCAGGTTTCGACCACCAGTCCATCACCTTGAGAGGGACAGGCGCACTCGAAATGCATCTGAGCATGAGACGGTTCGCGCTCCCAACGGCATTGGACTGTCTTTATGCAGCTGCTCATGTATCGAGCGAGTGATTCAAGGGCATTGCCGACTGTCGGTGCAGAGGTCATCAGATAACGAAGCTCACCAAAATGAGCTAGTTGAGAGCCCTCCTCGTCGGAGCATCCGATTAATGGAGGGCTGAGATTTACCTTCGTCAAAGAAATTCGCATTGGCCTGACCTTGAGCTGTTCCGAGTATGCCTCCCTTCGGAATCGTAGATGGCATATGTCTAGGCTAGACCATTGGCGCGCACGTCTACTGTGCTTGCAGCAAGTCGCAACTGCTCAACACCTCATTGAAAAATCTCCATTCAACGCCCTTTAACAGCTGTTACCTGATTTGTTTGGAAGACGTGCCGCCTATGGGACCGGGTTGTCGTTGGCGGTACGAGGTGGAAGCGGGCCGAGGAACATCTTCCTCAGGCGCTCATGGCCGATCACCCGTGCCAGCTCCGAGATGACGCAGTACATGAAAATCAGCGTGACCAGCAGTATCTGCACCGCCCAGAAGCGTGGCCAATTCATTGACGTCCACAGCATGGAATTGGCGTCCAGCAGACTGGGCGCTTCCTTCCAGTACTCGTAGAGCCGCTCCAGGTAGTGCACGAACAGGGCGACCAGCGCGTACATCACAGTCTTCCAGGTTACGTTCCAGATCAGCGGCTTCTCGGGAAAGCGGTTGATGAAGGGCAGCATGTCGGCCACCAGTACCGACTTGCCGAGCACCAGCGAGGCAATCAGTACCGAGGCCGTTACGGGAAGTGGAACGCCGGTTCCCTTGATCATCAGCGCGCGGATGGCGGCTACGATGTGCAGGATGACAAAGAAGAAGATGGTGGGCGGCAGAGCCTTGATGAATTCGTGTTTTGCCTTTAGCAGTATCGATTTCATGGATTCTCGACTCTTCATACTGTGACAGCGCTGAGTGTAGACAGCTTCGTCATTCGAGAATGAGGTCTGCGCATGCCCGCTGACTGGCAGCTTCTAATTCGTCGACGGCAGCTATTGGCCGTTAGCAGACTGCCCTGCAAGGCTGGATCGACAGATGCAAAACAGAAATTGCAAGCAGTCGCAATCCATGTGGATGATCTTCCTTTGCTTCATATCACTTTGATTTTAAACAAAAAACCAAAAAATATCGCTATTCTTACCCGCCTTGATACCCGCCTTTTCACTCACCGCGAGGCTTACCGAGAGGCGGTCGTGCATGCACGGTTCACGATCATACCTTGTAACCTGCCATCATCTCTGCTTCCCCGCTGCCATATCGAATCGGCTTGTAGTAGGCTTACGGGCATTGTGCCAGCATCAAAAGGGAGTATTACAAGTCATGGCAGCGCAGGTTAAGGAAATTCTCAAGTCGCTTGACATCGGAAATTCTGTAGCTGAATTCGATCAGTCGCTAGAGAAGTACTTCATTGAGAACTCCGCGTTTGACTATTTGATCAAGGACCGTGCAGATATTATTGCTGGGGACAAGGGAACAGGGAAAACTGCTGTTTACCGGATGCTACAAAATAAATATGCCTCGACCCCAGAGTTATCCGGCATTGAAGTCCTACCCGGCTTTAACCCTGACGGCAGCCCAATTTTCCAGAAGCTCGTCGGCCAAGGCGTACTTACTGAATCACAATACTCATCAGTATGGAAAACCTATTTAATTTCGCTCGTTGGAAATTGGCTACTCGAAATTATCGCCGACGAAAAAACCGAATCATCTAAACGTCTAGACAAACTCCTGACGGATGCAGGAATTCGCTCGGCTGACGATAAGCCTCAGTCGATTTTTAGCGGGATCATGAATTCCCTCCAACGACTTCTATCTCTTAAAGCTGCTCAGGTGGAAATGACCACCAATGAAAGTGGCATGCCCGTTGTTACTCCCCGCCTTGAGTTCGGAGGAGAAGCCACAGGAAAAGTCGATTCTAAAGAAATATCTCATGAGGTTGCGCTGCCTCTACTAAACAGCATACTCAATGAGCATGACATCACTGTCTGGGTTGCTATTGATCGTTTAGATGAAGCATTCCAAGGCTCACCGGAAATTGAAATCCCTGCTCTTCGCGCATTGCTCAGGACCTACCTGGACCTCCTTGAATTTAACCGCTTGAAGCTCAAGCTTTTTGTGCGACGCGACCTTTTCAGAAAAATCATTGGCGACGGGTTCGTCAACTTAACCCATCTTAATGCGCGAAAAAAGGAAATCCTTTGGGATGAGCAAGACCTACTCAACCTCCTTGCTCGGCGTATCCGCGACGGCGCCGAGTTCTCAAAGCATATTGATAGTGCGACCATAACCGACGAACAACTGTTCTATACATTGTTCCCACAGAAAGTTGATCAAGCAGAACGCAAACCAACCACCTTCAACTGGGTTATGTCTCGCATCCGTGACGGAAATGGAGTTCGCCCCCCTCGCAATCTAATTGATCTAGTCGACAAAGCTCGCGACGAACAATTGCGCGTTGAGAGCAGAACCCCTAGAGAATTCAAGTCGGGCGCTCCGCTGATAGAGTCTGACGCAGTTAAAGCTGCCCAGTCAATTTTAAGCGAGCAACGTGTTCAGGACACATTGATAGCCGAAGCAGGGGCTGAACTCGCGCGCCACATCGAGAAATTCAGGCGCGCCAAGGCAGAACAAAACGAAGAAACATTGTCAATTGTTCTTGGACTTGACGGCGATGAACTTAAAAAAATTGTCAAACAACTAGTGGAAATTGGATTCCTTGAAGAGGTCCGATCTACTTGGAAAGTTCCAATGCTATACCGAGACGGCCTTGAGGTTACTCAAGGCAAGGCATTTAGCGCCAATGGCGCCGCCGATGACGATGAGTAAAGGCCTCACATTACAGTCCAGAGCTCATCAAGCTTTGTTGTGAAGCTTCTACTTTTTAGATCGCGCCGCATCCCCCAGTCCGGCTCCGTTGGCACCCCACCCGGCCGGACTGTTCCCCTGCCCCACTTCGCATTGATCGCGTCCATCACTGCCATAGCCTTGGTGGCGCGCTCCGGCTGTACCGGCGCGAACAGGTCCCCGGTGAATTCACCAGGCTGCCGCAGATCGAGCAGCAGTACCTCTGCCTTGCTGAAGGCGAACCCTTCGCGGAACACCAACTCCAGGCCGTCAACAGCGGCCTTGGTGATCAACCTGGTGTCGTCGGTGGGGTACGGTAGTTCAACACTGACGCCCTTGGCGAACTTGGGTTCATCGGGGTTGAACATCCCCGTACGGATGCTGACCTGCACCCGCTTGCAGTATGAACCCTGCGCCCGCAGCTTCTCGCAAGCCCTTGCCGCGTAGGTGGCCACCGCTTCACGGATCGGCGGCAGTTCGTACAGCCGCTTGCCGAACATCCTGCTGCAGCAGATTTCCTGCTTGGGCGGCGCCGCCTCCTCCAGCTCAAGGCAGGCCACCCCGCGCAGCTCTCTGGCCGTCTTCTCGATCACCACGTTGAACTGCTTGCGCAGCGTCCAGGCATCGGCCTGCGCCAGGTCCCAGGCAGTCTTGATACCCTGAGCGTTGAGGTGCTCTGTCATCTTCCGGCCAACACCCCACACGTCACTGACGTCGCAGACCTTGAGCAGCCGGTCCCGCCCCGCTGGGTCACGAATGTCGAGCACCCCGCCAGTCTGCGCCTGCCACCTCTTCGCGCCGTGGTTCGCCAACTTGGCCAAGGTCTTCGAGGTACCAATACCCACACCCACGGGGATACCAGTGCGTCGTAGCACCCGGGCGCGCATCTCTCGGCCGACGCGCACCAGGTCACCGGGCATGCCGGTGAGGTCGGCGAAACATTCGTCGATGCTGTACACCTCAATGGCCGGCGCCATCTCCTCGAGGATCGTCATCACCCTGGCGCTCATGTCGCCATAAAGCGCGTAGTTGCTGGAGAACGCCAGGATGCCCAGACGCTCCAGCTTGTGGCGGATCTTGAAGTACGGCTCACCCATGGCGATGTGGGGCTTGGCGTCGGCGCTGCGGGCAATCACACAGCCGTCGTTGTTCGACAGCACGACGATGGGAGTTCGAAGCAAGTCCGGCCGGAACACCCGCTCGCAGCTGGCATAGAACGAATTGCAATCGATCAGGGCGATGGCGCGGTCAGCCATGGTCGTGGCACCGGATGCTGTATCGCACCACGCCCCACACCAGCAGCTCGTCGCCTTCGAGGATGTACCGCGGTGGGTACTTGGGATTCTCTGCGCGCAGTACCACCTGGTCGCCGTCCTTTGCCAGGCGCTTTACCGTCGGCTCGCCGTTGACCGCCGCGATAATGATGTCGCCGGGCACGGCCTCGCTGGAGCGATCCACCACCAGCAGGTCCCCGTCGTGGATGCCAGCGCGGATCATGCTGTCGCCGCCTGAGCGCACCAGGTAGGTGTGCGGAGCACGAATCTGCAGGATCTCGTCCAGGGAAATTTCGCGCTCCAGGTGATCCTGGGCAGGCGAAGGGAAGCCCGCCGGCACGCGAAAAGCAAACAGAGGGAGTGGGCAACCGCCCGCCAGCAGGCGTGCAACAACGTCAGGAAGCATGGGGAAACGTCCGAATTACTGTATATAAATACAGTAATAGACCGACAGGGTTGCCTACAATGGGTGGACTGATAAACGGAGGGGCTGGGGATGTGCGGACGGTATGTGACGCCAGATGAGGCCGCGATGGAGCGGTACTGGCATATCGGACGAGGGAACGCCGGGCGGTGGATTGATCGCGCGTACAACGTCGCGCCGACCAACCAAGTGCCCATAGTGCTCCTGAGCGAGACGGGAGAACAGGAAGTAGTCGCGGCCCGCTGGGGGCTGATCCCGCTCTGGTGGAATAAGGACAAGCTGCCGGCGCTGACCTTCAACGCACGGAGCGAGGAAGCGGCGACGAAACCGATGTGGCGGGATGCGATCCGACACAAGCGCTGCCTGATGCCAGCGGCGGGTTGGTATGAGTGGAACGAGAAGGAGCAGGTGAAGAACAGCGCAGGCCGGGCCGTCAATCAGCCCTATTATCACCATGCCATCGACGGTGGGCTGGTCGCCATCGCGGGCATTTGGTCGACCTGGGCGCCCCCGGAGGGCGAGCCGATCACGTCCTGCGCGCTGCTGACCAAGCAGGCCGAGGGCCTTGTATCAGCTATCCACCACCGGATGCCAGTCATCCTGGCGCCCGAGCAATGGAAGACCTGGCTTTCGCCTGATACGTCCCTGGAGCTGGCATACGACACCATCGCATTGGCTCGGCAGGACTTCGAGGCCTACCGCATCTCTACGGACGTCGGGAGCGTCAGGAACCAGGGCGCGCAGTTAATCGAGCCGATTTAGAGGTAGTGGGCAGTGCCCTTCCCAATGGGCTTCCACTCTTCCTGTGGCGCGTGAGGCGATAGCATGGCGTAGAGCTCCACCTCCTGACCCTCTTTCGGCTCTGCCGGCAATAGCGCGGCATGACGGCCAGCCTGCAGCCCGGGGAACATCTCGGAGTTGGCCGCCACGTGGAACTCCCAGACACCGAACTGCCCGGCCTTGGTGACAAGGCGTTCCAAGTTCAGGCGCGGCCCGCCGTTGGATCGAATTCTGAGCATGCCGACCTCCTGTGATCTAGGCCGCATCATACCCCTAGGGCACCGGCCATATCAGCAGTCGCCACTCAGAAGGCCCAGTGCCACTATCATGCCTAGACATTCCGCCACGTAACAGGCGTAATCGAAGCGCATAAATCACTCCATTTGCGAGGTGAATGATGGCTGTTGACCGCTTCACGATCGAGTATCACCTGACTGATGACGGCTGGGTCTCTGGCTCCACCACGTTCTTTGGAAACGAGGACCATCATGTGGACCGCCCGGACAACGCGCACGCCACTTGGATTGAGGAGACTGTTCAAGGCTCCCGATATGACCGTGAGTCCAGCAGTTCAAGTCGTGTCTGGACCAACCCAAACTCTACGGAAGATGCCATCCGCGCGCTTCTCCAGACTTACGGCAGCCATCCATAACCAGCGTGCTTGCGCCGCTGGGCGATCCGCTGCCCAGCGCATACGCCTGCAACCTCATAAGCTTCGGATTCAACAACTCAGCAAGCGAAAGGAATCACCCATGAAACTGAGAAAACGCGGCCGGTTCCGTAATGCGGGCTGGACCTCATTGGCATTCGGGAAGATAGATATTCGTGGGTGCACCGGAACTGACAACGAGCGAATCTCGCTCCAAGTAAAAGGCACGGACAACGGCAGCAACTACATCTTCACCCTCGAACTGACGGATGCAGAGCTTATGGCTGCCGTCCGCTGCAGGCTTGATGCGGCTGCTTCTGGCAAGGCCGAGGCTGCTGTCGGAGAAGGTGCTTGCGCCACAATCGAATCCCTGCTCGCCCCTCCCACTGACGTCTGACTATTAAAACAGTCCGCCGAACGCCCCGGGCTCCCAGTTCATGATCACTAACTCGCCGGTCGTCTCGGCCATACCCTGCCGCTGGTTAGTGTTGGAGTAGCGGATGTCCAGGCGCTCCATGTGGAAGCCTTCGAAGACCCGTCGAATATCCGGGTGGTCGTTGATGCTGACCATCACCTTCCCTTTGCACCGCCGCATGAAGTCGGCCATCCGCTCGTACTCAGTGAAGGGGAAGTCGACGCCGTACCCCTCGGTCTGCCAGTACGGCGGGTCCATGTAATGGAAGGTGTGCTCGCGGTCGTAGCGCTCGACACACTCCAGCCAGGGCAGGTTCTCCACGTAGGTTCCGGCCAGGCGCTGCCATGCTGCGGACAGGTTCTCCTCGATGCGCAGCAGGTTGACCGCCGGGGCGGTGGTCGCGGTACCGAAGTTCTGGCCCGACACCTTTCCGCCGAAGGCGTGGTGCTGCAGGTAAAAAAAGCGCGCTGCGCGTTGAATATCGGTGAGGGTTTCGGGACGGGTGAGCTTCTGCCACTCGAACACCTGACGACTGGAGATCGCCCATTTGAACTGGCGGACGAACTCTTCCAGGTGGTTCTTCACGACGCGATAGAGGCAGACGATGTCGCCGTTGATGTCGTTGAGCACCTCAGTCGGCGCCGGAACGGGCCGGAGAAAGAAGAGCGCGGCGCCGCCGGCAAAGGCCTCGACGTAGCACTCATGGGGCGGGAATAGCGGGATAAGGCGGTCGGCCAGGCGGCGCTTGCCGCCCATCCAGGGGAAGATCGGGTTGGTCATTTTGCAAGCCTTTACTGTATGGATGAGCAGGTGCTAGGCTCGCCCCGCTTCGTGCACGGGGCGGGAGCCTGGGCTGGGCTTGCAGGGATGCTCTGCAGGTTCGGCGTCCGGTGAGGTGTTGCAGCACCCCACCGGTCGCTCCTTTCATTTCGCTCGCTGGGCGTCCTGGGTCTGGATGCAATCCAGCACCTGGTTGGCACAGCTGAGCAGCGCGGCCTCGGTCACGTCGAGCGACTCGCGCCATTGATCATTGGTCAGCACCGCCGGCCGAGCCGGCAGCGGACACGCCACCAGCGGGCAGTACTGACGCGCCGCGGTAGGCGCCGGGGTCGGTTGTTGCGGGGCGTTCGTACAGCCGCCCGAGGCCAGCAGGCACAGGCCGACGCAGGTACTCAGCAACAGCTTGGTCATTTCGGCGTAGCTCCTCGAAGGCCGCACTCTGCGCCCTGGCATTGGTGGACACGGCCTGCTCCAGCAGGCGCATACCCTTGTGGATTTCGTCGATGGCACCGATCTGGCGCTGCTGCTCAGCCAGTACACCGGCCTGCAGTTCAACCATCTGCTGTGCCGCACTGGCGGCAGTTGCCGCCACCTCGGCTCGCTGCGCCTGCAGGTCGATGCGTGGGGCAAGCCCCCACCACACCAGGCCCGCACCAATAGCAACCAGCAGCAGGCCAGCCAGGACCTGCAACCCCACTTTCGAAAGCAGGCTCGACATGGCGCGCTCCTATGGCACGTCGCGGAAGAAGATGTGCCGCCCGATCTTCACCGTCCGCTTGGCGAGCACTGCCCAGGCAGGCGGCTTCGGCATGCTCGTCGCGTAGTAGTGAGTGGCACCGCCAGTGGGGTCGGGCTGCTTGCCATCGAGCACCGCCACCGCGGCTTCGCGCGCCTGGAGGAACTGCCCTGGCGGGATGTCCTTCTGGCCGCTCAGGTACGGATAATTCGGGTCGTTCTTGTTCCAGCAGCTGAACTGCGAGGCCTTGAGGCAAACGCTCTCAATGTCGCGCCCCCACCAGCCCGGCTTCGCCGCCCGATTCTTGATGGCGTGCCCCACGGCCACCATTCCGGCGAACCCTTCCCCGCGCGCCTCGCCCCACAAAGTGCGGGCGAGCACGTCCACATCGCGCTCTCTACTCACTGCGACCTCCAGAAACGAAAATGCCCGCGTATCGGCGGGCAGGGTTGGGTTTTGCTTTGGTAATCTTGAGCCCGCCAACTGGAGGGCTCGCGATGAAGGAACAACGCAAACTGATAGGGCTGCGCACCCACTTGGAGGAACTACTGAGCGACGGCTGGCGGATCACCGCGCGTGAACCGCTGGCCCTCCGGTGAGGGAAGGAACGCCTTCACTATCGACTCGGAATGCTGGTCAGCGCGTAACGCGGCTCACACCGGGGGCGGGACGTGCTAGGCGCCCTTCTCTATTCACCGTTGAGACTTGGACTAATAAATTTGCAACGGGAACCGCCGTAATGCGAGACATCACTAGCCAGTCAATTTGGGCTAGTCGGATTTTCTATTGACGCGACATACAGGCATCAAAAAATAGCTGCCCCATTCCAGTCAGCGACAAGTTGAAAACATTAACTGTTCTATCCAAATCACTGCCAAAACTCATAATGATCCGATCAGGATGACGAGGATCAACATACTCAATCAGTCCCAATGATTGTAGATGCTCAACATAGGTCAAAAAGAGATTGGGAAATGAAAGGTGCTCAGGCTTCAGTACCAAGCGCGAAAACTCAGTAACCGTGCTCTCATCGAAAGCAGATGCTGAAAGCATTGCCTCTCGCTCAGTTGCCTGCGGAGAATAATAATCAAGAACTTTTATACCTACACGAATAAACGCTCGAACCGTCGTAAGAGAAAGCTCTCTAACGATCAGGGCCTCATCGGGAGAAAGCTGACTGATAATATGAATGAATGCTGGATGAGCGCGAACAGCATAGCGTTCATCCATAGCGGAGGCTAATAAGTTCTGATACATCTCAGCGACTGTCGATTCTGGAGAGAGCAAGCGCAACTTATCGAATACCGGCGCCATTATCTCCTCAGGCGGCGATACGACATTTTCTGCCGGAATATTCCTAACGACTCTTTTTAAGTGAGCATCGAGGCGATCTTGAAATTGAGCCACATATTGAAAAGGAAATGTAAACAGCCTGGCGCATTTCGCTAAGTCTTCGAGAGCTGCACCAACTTGCTTTGCCGCCGGCCCAACAACATCTGAATACCCCTCTTTGATTAGAGACTTGACCACTTCCTGAGCATGTTCATCCATGTTCAAACACCCTAAGTATGCTGTCAGTACTCAAACTATACCTCAATGTCATACTGCGGCAGGCTCGGCGCCTGCCCCATCACCTGGCCATCGCTGATGAAGGCATTCTGTCCGGGCGCCACGGCAGTGCCTCGAGCGACCACCTGGCTGCCGTTGCGCAGCTCCACCACGCTGGTGCCGGCCGAGGTGTTGACGCTGATCACCTCCCCCACCGTCTTTGCGCCTCCAGGCAGCAGGCCGATGAATTTCTTCCATGGATTCACGGTTGCCATCAGCTGCCGCCCTCCTCGTAATGGCGTTCAATCTTCAGCGTCTGCCAGACCTTGGAGGCCCCGACGCCTTCGGCGCGAATGTTCACGCCCAGGCAGAGGCCGCGCCAGGTCTCCTCGGGGTCGCGGAACTCCACCAGCATGCCGGGCTGCACCAGGCCTGGGGCGCTGCCCCCAAGTTCGAATAGCGGGATGCGGCGGGTCTCGATGGCCTGATTGCCGCCTTTGCTGAGTTCGCAGATTCCGCGCGTGCGCGCCGGATCGACGCCGGTCATCCACTCTTCCATCACATCCGGCGCCGGCTCATCGCCGGCCGAGCCAGCGCGGCGCACTTGGGCGGACACGCCGTAGTTGATGCCGCTCACATAGACGAAATTCCAGGCGGTCTGCGGGCTCCACTCGCTGCCCCACTCCGCGACGATCTCCGCCGGTACGATGCAATCGGGCACCGCGCTGTGCCAGTACCAGGTCGCCTCGCGGTAGCGCGGGAGGATGGTGAAGGCGTCCCCCGCCAGCGACGGACGAACGATGCCGCCGCCGACTTCGGCCAGGCGGTGGATCACCTCCATGGCCGTCATGTCCGAGTAGCTGAAGGCGCCGGCGGGCAGCGTCCAGTCCGGCGGCCCCATGGCCACCGTGTCCCAGTTCGCGGTGAAGCCGGTGAACTCCAGCTGGTCGTCCACGATGTTGCGGGCATTGATGCCCACGGTGTTCATGCCGCTGCGCGCAGGCGCGTAGGGCGCGGCCAGCAGCTGGGTGCGGCTGCTGCCGCTGATGGTGTAACGCTCGCTGCCGTGCTTGCCGCTACCGCTGTAGCGCTCCACCAGGAAGCGCCACACCCAGCCGTTGATCGTCAGCTCTACGGTCTTCGGGCCGGCGGCGTCCTGCTTCACCAGGTTCAGCGAGGTGCGCCCGAATAGCTCAGCGCTGAAGGTCCACGCGAAGCTGTCGATGTCCAAACCGATGTCGATGCTGACGGCATCGAGCGGCGTGCCGGTGGCCACGTCCACCAGGGTGACCGTGTTGGCGATCATGTAGGTCTCCAGAATGTCGGGCTCCTGGGGCGGGTCGACCACGACCACTGGCCCCGGATAGTCCGGGTAAACGATGCCCGTCGGCTTCGGATCGGTGGGCGTGCCCCAGCCCCATGGCAGGGTGCGCATGGCATCGAGGATGCTCGCAGGGGTGAAGCGCACCACCGCCCCGCCATCCATAGGCTGGATGGCGCGAGCGCGCGGGGTGTAGCGAAAGTCGAAGAACACCGAGGCCGTGGTGCTTGGGACATAGCGCGCACCGGAAAAGGAGAACTCCACTACCCCCGCCTTGGGGATGTAGAGGCTGGACGCCCGCTCGGCCGCGGCGTCGAAACGCGGGCCGAACTCATCGCTACGGAACCAGGCCTGCCCGCTGCCTGTGTCACGCTGCGCCGGCCTGGGGTTGTAGATCAGCCGCAGGCGCACGTCCTGCGCCTTGATGGAGTGGTCCCAGCCCAGGCGCCGCGCCAGATCCTTCTGCGCCACGGTGTCCCAGGCGCTGCGCGCGCCGACATCCTCGCCAACGGCTTGCCCCCAGGCCGCCAACTGCTGCTGATCCTGCTTGGGGACGGTGTCCCAACTGCTCCTGCGCTCGGCGTCTCGGCCGTCCGCCTGCCCCCAGCGAACACCACCGGCCAGCTCCTTGGCTACCACCGTTCCCCAGTCCGAACGCCGCGCAGGGTCAAGCCGGCGGCGGGCCTTGCTCCAGCCCGCCGCAGAGTCGTGTGTCAGCATCAGGAAACCTCAACGGAAATTGGCCCGCGCCCCTGCGGGGCGTAGTAGCGGACGACCTCGGCACGCGCGCTGCCCAGCGGCTGCGGCCCCTGAATGCTGTCATCCCACCAGGTGGGCTCGACGGCGGGCAGTTGCCCTGCCTGCGTTACGCGATACAGCCAGCCCATGAAGACGGTCGGCCGCACCAGGGCGTTGACGCCTACATTCAGGTTCGGCTGGTACTGCGTCCCCCAGTTGTCCAACGCCATCACGTAGACCTGCCCGCTACCAGCGACCCGCAGGTCCATCACCACCTCGCCCCCGGCCGTGGAGTCGTAGCCGGCGACCCGCCACTCGCCGGATGGCAGCTGCTCGACGGCAACCATCTGGCGATCTGCGGGCAGCCCGTCGACCTTGACCACCGCCTCCAGGTCGGCCGGACTTCCCCCGCCGCTGCCGGAACCGTCGTTCAGGTCGATGTTGAACGTGACGTCCTGGCTGATCGCCGGGTAGCGGGAAGCGGCGCGCTTGGGTAGCGCGTTGTCGAGCACCGTCAGTAGCCATTCACCATCGATAGCCGAGGCGACGAACTTCTGGCTGGCAGACACACCATTGCGCGCGACCAGGACCGCCCCAACCGTCAAGCCAGAAGGATTCAGCAGCAGCGCCAATTTCGAGTTGACCGTCTGCTGTCCATCCCGGGTCAGCACGATGGAGACTTGCCGCAGGGCAACATTCACCGTCAGCGGAATCACCGGGACCGGCATCATTACCAGCGCCATGGTCAGCTCCAGTCAGCGGGGTCAGTACTGATAAAGAACCCTTGGTCCGTAGCGTGCGGGAACACTGGGTACCAAATCCGCCCATCAGGAAGGGTCAGCGGCTGCACTCGGGCCTGCCAGGTGTTGCTCACCCCGAACACCGCCAGCACCTCGGAAAGCAACGAACCACACAGGGCCGGCTCGGCGACGAGGCCACGCAGCAGCCCTCCATATGCTCTGTTCGATGCAGAACCATTCAGCCCGACGCCATTGCACATCAGCGCACACCGCACGGAAGACAGGCGAGCCGGCTGCAGCTTGGTGCGCGCCTTCACGGCCTCGGCGGCATAGGACACGTTCATCGCGGTGTAGCGCGCGGTGGCTCCTTGCTCCACCAACCCAGTAAAGGGATTGCGCAAGCTCGTGCCAGAGACACTGTTCCCGAAGAAGCCATTGGCCGCGTTGGTGCTGCCTCCCAGCGACACAAACTCGGCAGGCCCGCTCAAACCCAGCGGATTGATATAGCGGCCGAAGTAATGGGCTGTTCCCTGCCACGGCTGAGTGATGTCCGCAACGCTGAACCCGCCACCAAAAACGATGATCGCGGTCTTTTCATCGGCCGCGACCAACCAATGAGGGTTCGTTGCCGTGTCGACGCCATTCGTGTGGTAGAACGTCTGTCGCTCGCCGGACGAAGAGCCATCAAGCCAGGCCGCCGAACGCCTGTTGACCCCACCCGCCAGCGCCGTGCTGCCGTCGGTGATCGACTCCATCAGATACACCTGGTAGACGGTCGGCTGGGTGGAGGAGTAGACGAAGTTGATGATGCCGTCGCCGTTGCTCAGGCTGAAGCCATTGCCATCGGCGGACTGGTGCCCAACCGTCCAGCCGGCCGCCGGCTTGGAGCTGTAGCCGTTGACCAGGCAGGCCATCAGGATCGACCTGATCCGGTTGTACAGGGTGCCGGTCAAGACCGGCGCCCCCGTGTCCAGGCTCGTATAAATCCGCATCGTCATCAGTCAGCATCTCCTCGAATCTGCAAGCGGAACTCGTCGTCCTCGACCGTGCCCTGGCCGCTCAGCACTGTGCGCGCAATCCACAGCGGGCCGAGCGCCGAGTCAGTGTCGAAGCGCACCGCGTTGGCCGCCGCCCAGCCGCCGCCCCAGCCTGCCGCGCGGATGGTCCAATACGGCGTATTGGTCTGCGGGTTGATCGGCGAACAGTCGCTGGAGATGGTGCCGGTGGTGATGACCCCCAGCTTCTCCTCCACCACTTGGAACTGCGTGGCCGAGGTGAACACCAGCGCCCACTTGCCATCGATCGTGCCCTGATTGGTAACGATGGGCGGATAGCTCAGGGTGTTGTAGTTCGCCGTGGTGGTGTCCCCGATGGGGGCGTCCGTCCAGTTCGGCGCGCCGGTGCTCCAGGCCTTCTGCGTGAACCAGTGGTGATAGCGCGACTGCAGGTCGCCCCAGCTCACCGCGCTGGAAACCGTGGTCTCGTTCGCCGGCAGATCCCACGGCACCGGCGAGGCAAGCTCCAGGTCGCCGCTGATCTGCACCTCGGTGCACAGGGTCATGTGCTCGACGCGATCCTGAATCACCAACGGCAGCGACAGCGGGTCGCCGGCCGCATTCTTCAGCACCAGCGGGTTGCCCCAGGTGACCCGGCCCAGTTCGCGGTCGACGGTGTAGCTGGTCGGCGCCAGGGCCAGGCAGTTGACGTCCACCACCTCGATGGCGGCCTGCTGCTGGCGGGCCAGCGACACGGTGCCGCCGGCTACCGGAGTCGCCACCACCGTCTTGGCGACATGGCGGATCACCAGCACGTCGGCCTCGCGGTACTGCGGCACCCGGCCATCCGAGGGCAGGCGCACCGGGTCCAGGCCGATCAGGCTGGCATCCAGCGGCAGGGTCGAGAAGATCACCCCGTTGTAACGCAGCAGCAGCGGGATCACCGGGATGTCGCTGGCCCCGGTCTGGTCGCTCAGGTTGCTGGTGAAGCGCAGCCGCACGATGCCAGTGTCGATGTCCACCGTGCCCTTGATCACCGGGCTGTTGAACACGCCATTGGCATCGGCGGTGGCCATGACGACCGCCGCCGTGTCCACGCGAACCGCCGTGACCTGCAGGCTACCCGCACGCAGCGGCGCCCCCGGCGTGCGGAAGGTCATCGCGTTGACGCTGAAGCCGGCATTGGTGGTCAGGCAGGCCAGCAGGGTCACGGTGGAGCCGGCGCCCGCGTTGTAGCTGCTGAGCGTGGCCGTGCGCCCGGCATAGTCCACCGAGCCGACTGCCGTGCCGGCGTTGGTGGCTGAGCTGATGCCCTTGTACAGAATCCCGGAGCGGTCGACGTAGGTCTCCCCGCCCCAGGTGAACAGCAGGGAGCCCGGCAGAATCGCCTCCGCCACGCCCGGCAGCAGGTCCAGCGTCACCGGCACCACCGACTGCACGTCGGTCTGTGCGCCGTAGCTCTGGCCGTTGCCCTGCGCGCGGATGGTCAGCGTGCCGCCGAACGACTCCAGCAGGTTGGTGTTGGTCTTGACCAGTTCCAGGGTGTCCGGCCTGAAGCCGTTTTTCTCGGTCGCGTAGGTGTACTGGACGTACACGTACTGCCTGGCGACCTGCAAAGACGCTGCGCCGGTGGAGTAGTTGATGCTCCCGGCCAGGCCGCCGCCCCAGGAGCCCGAGCCGTTGTCGGTCACGGCGTTGCTGACCTGAATCTCGGACTCGTACACCGGCAACGTGCTGCCGCTCTCCGTCACGCTCTTGTCGATGGCCGGCACCGCCTGACGGCGCCGAGTGAGCCAGCTCACCTGGACGCTACCGGGCTTCAGCGGCGCGCCTGGGATGGTGAAGGTTGCCATCCCCGACGAGTCCGACGTGACCGCCAGCGGCGTGTCGGTGACCGAGCCCTGCTGGTAGGCATGGGTGATCGCCGTCCCCGCGTCCGGCGTGGCGGTCAGCTCCATCGAAACTGTGCCGGCGGCATAGTTGATCACCCCCGAACCGCCGCTGCCGCTGAGCGTGCCGTTGCCGGCGTCGGTGATGGTCTTGGTCACGCCGCCGACCTTGAAGGTGGCGCTGTAGCTACCCGGCAGGATGCCCTGGTGCGGCAGCGTGCGGCTCACCTTGGCCTTGGCCTGCACCGAGGCACCGGTGCGCTGGGTAAAAGCCGAGGTGTTCTGGCCGACGTAGGCCCAGATCACCGAGCTGCCGACGTCGGGCAGCGCGTTCAGGGTCAGCGCGACCGAGCCGGTGGCGAATGTGATCGTGCCGCTGCCCTGCCCCGTCAGCTCGCCGTTGCCCGGATCGCGCAGGGTCTGCCACTTGCCGAGGGCCATGTAGCTGACCTCCAGGGTGCCCGGCAGCGGCGGCGCATCGGATAGGCTCAGGGTGTAGACGTAGCCACGGTTCGACAGGTCGATGGGAATTTCCCCAGTCACCATCTCACCAGTGGCTGCCGCCGCCGGCTGCACCGTGGCATTGGCCGAACCGGCATAGCCGGCCGTGGCGCGCACCAGGTTGATCTCGCCAGTCTCATAGTCGACGGTGCCGCTGGTGATCCAGTTGCTGCCCGATACAAAGCGAAGCTTGCCGGTGCTGTCGTCGGAGAAGGTGCCCCCGTTGACGACCAGGGTCAGCGTCCCCGGCGCCACGCCGGTGCCGATGAAGCTGCGCGACTGCCCGCCGGTGACCAGGGTGAAAGTCAGCGCCACGGCGCGCGAGGGGCCGGTGGTCAGCATCAGGCGCTTCTGGTAGCCGGCCAGCTTGTCGATCAGTGCGTTTTCGCGGGTGCTGCTGGGCACCAGCTGGGCATAGACCGACTTCACCCTGACGTTGAGCGCACCGGCGTCGACGGCATCGGCCAACGGGCTGATGCCGTAATAGTGGGCGGCGTCGGCGACTTGGGTCGAGAGCACCTGGCTCTTGGCGATGTTGGCACCGTTGGTGGACGTCGTGCCGGCCGGGGTCGGCGTGCCGCCGGGGAAGGTGCTCAGCAGCGGCGAACTGGTCGACAGGTCCAGACGGCGACGGGTGAAGGTCACGAAGTTGCCATTGCCATAGTCGTAGGTGAAGGACTCCAGCGAGGCCTCCACGCCGGTGAATCGCACGTACTGCGAGATATTGCCGTTGACCAGCTGGTACACCTCGCCGATCTCCGGCAGGCGCTGCTCCTCGCGCTGCACACAAGCGATGGCGCGCTGGCCCTGCAATTGGTTGCCCAGCAGCTCGAAGGGCGCTGCCACCGCCGGCACCACGAACGACTCGATGGCATCGCGGGCGTCGGCGCGCTCGTCGGTTTGGCTGCCCGTGTTGAACAGCACCACGGACACGCGCGGGTCGGCCGGCGCCTGGGTCAGGATGCAGTGGGCGCCGAGATACGGGTCGTCGTTGGTCGACACCACGCCTGCAAAAGCCTTGCGCAGGTTGATGCGGCCGATGGTGCGGTCCAGGCGCGAGATGTCCGGGAAGAGGTTGTTGGTCTCGCTGTCCGCCACGGCGGTGCCGGTGGCGCGACCGCCGCCGTCTTCTTCGTCGGTCAGGCGCTGGGATTTGAGCAGCTTGATGTTGTCGTTGCTGATAGCCATGGGCACTCCAGCCAGAAACGAAAAACCCCGCCGGGGCGGGGTCTGTAGAGAGAGGATGTCGGGTTACGCGCTGGGGAAATCCCAGTAGATCAGCTGCGGTCGCCCCATGCCGGCCTGCGCCTGGGCCAGGCGCGAGTCGGGCCGGCCGCTGGGCGACTCGGCCTGGCAGCGGGCCAAGGCCTCGCGGAAGGTCTCCGGCGCGTCGGTGGTGACCTGCAGGTAAAGCTGGTTCTCGGTCAGCGCCATCACGTCGTCGAGGCTGTAGCGCCCCGACGGCTCGTACTGCTCCATCACGCTGATGGCGCCCTGCTCCGAACGCGCCGCCACGACGTTGCCGCCGACCCAGTACGCAGTCAGTTCCATGTTGTTCTCCATCAGGGGGCAGCCACTGGGGCCACCGTGATCAGGCTGATCTCGACGTCGTAAGTAGCGTCCGGCGCGGGGTTCACTTCGCGGAAGGTCTGCGTGGCCTTCAGCGGCGCACCGTTGCTGCGGTTGAAGATCACCGAGAACTCGCGCCCATCGGGCAGTACCAGCTCCATCACCTTCAGCCGTTGATCGCGCAACGCCTCCAGCTGCCGCACCACCGACAGCGGCGTCCACACACCGCCATTGGCCTTGAGGGTGATCGGACGGCCGTGCAGCTTCAGGCCCTCCTGCACCAGAAGCGCCCCGGTCAGCGAGCGCTCCTGTTCCTGGGCGACCGCGTCCCAGTCGAATTCATCCGCCCACTCGAACTGGTCGTCCAGCTCGATGCTGTCGAGCATCATCAGCTTGTCCTCTTCGCATAAAGGTCGAGCACGCCGAGCAGCTGCGTTCCGTCGTCGGCGACACCGACATCGGCGCTTCGCCCACCGGCCTCAAGCCGGATGATCTTCATCGGCTGGGAAGGAGCGACAGCAGCCAGCTGAGGCTCGGGCGCTGAGGCCGGCTGCGCGGCGTTCTGCGACTCCACCCGGGCCTTCTGCTCCGCGAGCTGCCGCTGGCTGTTGGTCTCGGTTTCGATCTGCTGGAGCGTGCCCAGCGCGGTCATCAGGTTCTGCACCGCGTTTAGGTCGCCGCCGGCCTGGGCATCAGCCAACTGCTGCTGCAGGTCACGCTGCCGGCTGGCGAACTTGCTGCGGTCCACCGCCTCCTGTTCGCCACGCAGGCCGGCCAGCTCCTCCTGCAGGCTCGCCAGGGTATCTCGCGAGCCCTCGGACAGCTGTTGCATCCGCTGCTTCGCTGACTCAATGGTGCTTTCCAACTGGCGGAGGTCGGAGTCGTTCAACAGGTTCATGCCGTTACGGGCGGCCTTGGCCTGGTCGAGAAAGGCGCCGACCTTGATCTCCCCGGACTCATAACCGTCGATCAGGCTCAGCAGTTCCTGCTTCTGCTCGAGGAACGACACGGTTACCCGGTCACTGTCCGCCTTCATAGACAAGGCCCAGCGCCCGAGGCTGGACATCCCCGGCCTGGTGGCAGCAGCATCGATTTCAGCCAGTTCCTGCCGCATCCGCTGCAGCGCCTCAGTCGTGCTTTCCAGGGAGCTGGTGTCAATCTGAGGGCTCGCGGAGGAGATGCCCCTGAGCTGATCGAATGCCGCCAGCGCTTCCGCGCTCAACTCAGCCAGCGGCGTCCGTGCACTGCTGATGACGCCGCCGAAGAAGTTGGCAAAGCCCGCCATATCCTCCTCGGTTCGATCAACCGACCGGCGCGTCTCCTCCATCGAGTCGCCAATTTCCTTGCGCTGGTCTGCCAGGGATTTGGTGGCCTTGTCCGACGACGCGGCCAGCTGTTCCATCCCTTGCGCGCCCTGGCTGCTGGCCTGTCGCAGCTCCTTGGTCTTTGCCGCCAGCCGATCCTGCTCGCGCGTCAGATCCTGCGCGCTCAGCGTGCCCTCGTTGTACAGCTTGGTCAGGGCGCTGCGAATGTTGGAAATGTCGACGTCGGTCTTCGCATCGCTGATCGCCCGCTGCACATCCTGCAGGGTCGCCAGAGAGGCGCCCAGGCCCGTCACCTTGGTGGCAGCTCCACCGGCGGCCGACTCCAATTTCCTGATGCTCACGGCCGCAGCGTTGTGTGCCTGCTCGTATTGCTCCAGCGTGAGGCTACCGCCCTTGTAGGCGTCAAACATCGCCTTCTGCAGCGTCTTCAGTTCGGCAACGGACTTGGCCGAGCTGACTGCATCCTGCGCCTGCTGCAGGCTTGCGATGGAAACCTTGGCCCCTTCGGCAGCCTTTCCGGTGTCTCGCAGTTGCTCTGCGACGGCGTTGTGCTTCTTCTGGTACTCCTCCAGGGTGATGTCATGTTTCAGGTACTGCTGGAGCAGATCTGCCTGTTCCTGCTTGAGTCGCTCTACTGCCCGGGCCTGCTCTTCGGATGCGCCCGCAGCTTGCTGCGTGGCAGCATTGAGCGATTGCTGCCGGGTAGTCGCAGCGTTCAACGACTGCTCGTACTCACCCAGTGAGAGACGGCCCGCCTGGAATGCTTCACCAAGCGCTACCTTCAGCTTGTCCAGCTGCTGGCTGGTGTCTGCGAACTTCACCGCAGCCATGGCATTGTCGAAGCCAGTGATGGTGCTGATGAAGTGATCCAGCACGTCGGCCGTCATGCCGAGGGTCGCTTGCTTGGCAGCCTTCGTCCCGCGCTCCACCGCCCGCACCTGGGCGTCGACGCTCTGCTCGACCTGGCCCGTTACCGAGTTCCAGGTGTCGCGGATATCCCGCGCGTCTTGGGCAATGCCAGAACCCATTTCGGCAGTGATACGGAATGCTGTATCGCGGGCAGCCTCCAGGCCTTCCACGATCTTTTTGCCACCGAAGGCGTCCGGGATCGCGCGCGCGACGCCGCCGATCAGCGCCAACGAGGCGCCGACGAAGGCGGAGAATGCACCCAGCCCGGTCTTCATCACTCCCGTAACGAGGTTGGAAGCAAGCCTGAAGGGAGCAGTGAGGCGAGTCGCCCAAGTGCTGACGAAGTTGATCTTCTCTTCGAAGCTGTTGAACCAGGCAGTGCTGTCGTCCACCAGCTTGTTGAAGTCAACATCCAGCAGTTTCTTGGCGAAGGCCTCCACCTGGTCGGCGCCCTTCACGAAGGCATTGGACAGGCTCTCGGCCAGGGCATCGAGGCGCCCGTCCTTGTCCATCTGGTCGATGGTGTCGGCGAGGGCCTCCAGACGCTGCTTCACGTGGTCCAGCGCACCAGCCTTGGCGATGCGATTGAGGAAGTTGGTCGCGGTGTCCTGCAGGTTACTGATCAGACCGGAAAGCCGCCGCATGTTCGCCTCGGCAGAACCTGCCGAGCTGCGCCCCATTTCCTCGATCAGGGCCTTGATTGCATCACGCCCCAACCGCCCGGCGCTGGCCAGGTCCTGAAGCTCCCCAGCGCTGCGCCCAGTGACCTTGGCCAGCAGGTCCCAAGCAGGCACGCCACGCTCGACCAGCTGCAGGATCTCCTCGGTCTGCAGCTTCTGCTTGGCCCAGGCCTGACCGACCGCCGTGGCGATCCCTTCCAGGCGCTCCATGCCGCCGCCGAGCTTCTCGGATTGATCCTCCAGACTCTTGAGCGTCCCATCCATGGGATCGAGGCCGTAAGCCTTCAGCAAAGCGAAGGCATCGGTGACGTCGCCCAGCTGGAGCGGAGTGTCCTTGGCAAACTTGGTGATCCACTCGGTCGCCTGCTCCCCGCTGGCCACCGACCCCATCAGCGAAGTCAACCGGGTCTGCAGGCCCTCGAACATGTCGCCGGTATTCAGCATCGAACCGATACCGCCAGCCACAGCGCGGAGGCCGCGGGTAATCAAGCCCAGCGCGGCTTCGAGGCCCAGGTAGGCAGCCGTGAAGCCCAGGACTTTGGTCACGCCCCGGGACATGGCCTCGCCGACTGCGCTGGTGCGCGAGGCGTGCTCGCCAGCAGTACGCGCGGCGCGGGCCTGCTCGCGCTCCAGATCACGGACGGCCTTGGTGTTCTGGTCCAGTTCGCCTTTGGCTTTCGAGACCTCAGCAGCCAGGCGTTTCTCTTCATCAGCCAGCTTGCTGGTATCAACCCCAGCGTCCTTGGCGGCTTTCTCCTGATCCGCCAGCTTGGCGTTCAGCGAGTCCAACGTGCGCCGAAGGGTGTTGGCATCGCGCTCAGCCACCTTCAGCGAGGTCTCCAGCCCCTTACTGTCAGGGTTCTTGTCGAGCTGCTCACGCAGCGCCTGGACGGTCGTCTCGGCGCGCTGTATCGATGTTTCTGTGATACCAATCGCGCGGCGGGTGTTCTCCAATCCGGTGATCAGGCCACGCGCCCCCTTGGCATCATCAAGGGCCTGGCTCAGCTCCTCGGTCTTGCTGCGCAGCGCCTCAAGCGCTTCAGCAGACTGGTTAGCAGCAGGCGACAGTTCGTCTTTGCCACGCAGAACGTACTGAATCAGGCGCTGGATGGGGTTTGCCATGTAGAACTCCGGGCGTAAAAAAACCCGCCGAAGCGGGTCTCTGTTCGTTCGCAACTATCTGCTGGGCGTCACCTCTACGCGGGTAAGGCGAAGCCCCTGATAGGAGCATGCAATGTCGAATTTCTGTCGAACTCCAGCATTTCCAGCAGCTGTGAAAGTGGACTTGTAGATCGATGTGCCGTCGGTATTGGCATGAAACGCAGAATCCCAAACCTTCGAAAGCTCGACGCTCTCCGGGTTCGTTGAGCGCTGAACTGCCGCTTCAGAACACAGCCGCTCAGCATCAGCAACGTGAATGGTTTCTTTCGACTCAGCTTGGGCTGGGACCCGTCCGTTAACAGCATCCATCCAGGTAAAACGGACAATTTCGGGTACGCCCTTGCCACACTGGACAAAGAAGGCTGGATTGGAACGATCCGACTGCTGAGAGGACATTCCGGCATATTCGGGCTTTAACTGGTCTGCGCACGCCGGCACCTGAGCGCGGAGCAGAGTCAGCATTTGGGCCACATCCGAACGGTAGTCCTCTGGGATCATGATCAATTCAGTGGCGAGAATCTGCGGGCCGACGTGAGCAACGACTGCCTTTGGTGCGGGAGGTGGTGCGGCAGCCGATGGAGCAGTTGGTACCGCAGGACTTACACCGCCTGAAACGATGCTTGCAACCCATACAATAAGAGCCGCTCCGGCAACCGCTCCTCCGAATACCCACGGTGACAAACGTTTACCCTGCGGCGCTCCACAGTGATAGCACCCTCGCAAAGCCTTGCGCCCAATGGGCTTCCCGCATGCGACGCAGGGAACGCTGTCGGATCTCAAGTGCAAACTGGCATCGACGGAGGCGCGCTCGGCACCACCATTCCGACGCAGCTTGAGTTCAAGCGCTTTCTCGTAAAAGGCGCCGCAGTCTGGGCAGCGCAGTGGCTCGCCAAAACTGGCGGCTGGAGCTTCGTGCTCACAGCTCGGGCATTGCATAGGTTCCCTCCCTTGAAACAGAAAGGGAATCTACCTCAGCAGCCGGGGAACTGGCCATCCTTGGCCGAGTACCACTCAGGCCGCGGTGGCCAGGTCCATCTGGCAGAACTTGGAGATATCGGTGGCAGTGACACGCGGGTCAGACAGCAACTCGGCAGGGCCGGTCAGCTTGGCGTATTCCTGCCCAAACACAGCGAGCTCCTGCAGCATGCCAAACTTCACGCGGCGCAGCCGCAGAGAGAAGGGCACGCCCGACTGCGCGTCGTTGAGTCCGGCGATGTACAGCTCCAGTTCCTTCTGCGAGCCGTTGAGCATCTGTACGGCGCTGCTCGGCATCGGGGTGTAGCTGACCGTGATGCCAGTGTCATCGATGTCTCCATCGCTCAACACCTGGATGCCGTGGGGAATCACCAAGTAGTCATCGCCAGCGACAAGCGGGTCCCCACCAGCGGTCTTCACCGTGATGGTCTTGGTGAGGTCCGGCAGATACGTGAAGGGGATCAGCTCCAGGGCGACACCCTTGGAAATATGAGCCTCATCAGTGATGGCTGCAGTCGGCGCTACCCGGATGGTCGAACGAGTTACCAGGGCCACATTGTCCGGAGTCAGGTCGTAGAACCCGACCGAGGAGGTCACGTCGGTGACACGCTCGCGTACGTTGCGGTTACCGCCACCACCCATGTAGTTGGGTAGCGCTTTGCGGTCGGTGGCGAAGCTGATGTTGAAGACATCGCAGTTACCGAACGGCAAGAGTGGGTCCTGCGAGCCGTACGCGCGCCCGTGGACGATGCCTTCGCCGATGAAGGAACGATCAATGATCTGTTGCATTTGGCTCTCCTAGAGAAGATGCAGGCGGTGGACTACTTGGTTTCGTCGACCGCCGGCTGGGGTTCACGGCCGCGCTGCGGGGGCTGTACGGGCTTATTTGCCTCGGCGGGGCTTTCTTCGGCGAGGAAGCCTTTGGCTTTGGCGTAGTCGGCCACAGTCTGGGAAACCTCCACCTCCTCCTTGCCTGCGACGTAGCGCTTCACGTCAGCACCCTCGCGGTAGTGGAACGCTTTATTGATGGTGACTTTGGGCATGGCGCCCTCCAGAAATGAGAAGGCCGCCCGGAGGCGGCCTTGGGTTACAGGGGCTGTACGTAGGTGAAAGTGATGGGGATGATTCGATACCCCCAGCGGCGACCTTGATCAGGCAGGCGAACGACTGACGCAGGGAAGTCGACCTTGATCAAGCCCTGCACATCCAGGCCTGCCTTAACCCCTTTCAGGGCGCGCTTGATCTCCAGACGCGCTGTGCGCAGTGATGCGGCTGCGTTGGCCTTACGGGTCATCGCCACGATGTTGAGCGTCCACTCTTCCTGGCAGGTTCCGGTCTGACGAGCGCGCTCGACGGTGTCGCCTTCCTGCAGGACGATCATGTAGTCCGGCAGGCTGTCGTCTCCGGAATCGAGCACGCCGGCCACCGAATCCTCCAGCACGGAGCTGCCGAACAGCGGAACGCCTGCCAGCAGGAGCTGAAGCTGGCCGATGACCCCGGCCTGAACATCAAATACCTGGTTCATGCGGGCACCACGTAGAAGGTGATCCAGTCGCCATCGTCGGCGTGAATGCCGTCGATGCTCCAGGCGTTGCCCTCCTCATCAAGGAAGGAGCCCTTGTTGTCGACCCGGGGCAAGAGGCGCTTGCGCACCTCCAGTGTCCTGAAGCGGTCAATCGCGGAGACATCGAGTCGCTCCACGCCCTGCTCGACGATGCCGGCCAGCGACTCGACCAGGCGCACTCCGTTGCGGTCGAGATAGTCGAATGCACCATCGCTGAGGGCTTCAGCGATGGTGGCGTCCATGTCATCAACCAGTGCGCTGAAGCCGCCCATGGTCAGATGGTGAGCTGGATGACAGAGCGCGGGCGGGTGCAGAGGTGCAGCGGGTTGGACTGCACCTCGCCGTCTACCCCCTTGTCCATGCGCATGGCTTCCAGCTTGCCGTAGTACGGCAGGCCCAGGGTGTTAACGGTCTCCATGTAGTCCGCCGGAGCGAAGACCGAAATGAACAGGCCTTCGGCCCCTTCGGCCACGACGTAGGCACTGTCGTCGTCCACGAACGGCATGCCGGGCAGCTTGCCGCGGTAGCGATCCCAGGTGATGCCGCCGAAGTCGAAGGCCTTGCGGCGGTCAGCTCGCAACGCAGAGGCCGCCTCACTCGCCAGATAGGTATCGCGGACCTTCGCGTGGGAGATAAGTTTTTTCCAGAAGTTCCGGCCACACCAGGCGCGCGCACCGGTACTGGCAAGGCCGTAAAGCTCATCTTCCTGCTGGTCCAGAACATCCACGCACAGCGCGCTGACGTCGGTGTCAGCGTTGTTCAGCTCCAGGGAAATCGGCTTCAGACGCTTCAGGCCGAAGGACTGGAAGATATCGACCAGTACGGTCTCACCGTCGGAGTCGATCACCTGTCCTTTGATGGCGCCGATGCGCTGCCATTCGTGGGTGGTGTCCAGCTGTCGGCGGGCCTTTTCCAGGCGTGCGGACACCACGTCTTGAACGCCTTGCAGTTCCGTGCGCGAGCCCATTGCGCGAATGCCCTGGATTTCATCCGCCAGGATCTGGAAGGTTTGCGGCAAGTGCACGCTGTTGAACGGCACCAGACGGCGCTTGTCAGCGATCACGGCCTGGCCACCCGAGCCGCGCGGCTTGGCCTCAACGAGTTGCAGGGTCATGCCGTCCTTCTCGATCTGCTGGACGATGGTTTGGCTGCCCTGCTCGGTGAACAGACCGGACGCAGCGATCTGACCGGGGACCACGTGGTCTTCGTTCAGGGTCAGGATCAGGTTGGGGACGCTGAAGGCCTCGTCCTGGAAAATAGAAATCTCAGCCATGAGGGGCTCCTAGAAATGGCGAACCCCGCCGAAGCGGGGTTCATAGTGATGGTGTGGTGTGCGGTTGGGGATCAGGGTCGGATGACGATGCCCAATGCGGACAGGTCGGCGGCGCCCGGGCTATCGAGGCCGGTGAGCAGGCGCTCGATGACTTCGCAGTCGCGCACAACGGCAGTGGCTTTAACATCCACCAGGGTGGCGTCGACCGTAGCGAAGAGGATGCCGTCAGCCGTGCGGCGACCATCGTCGGTGCCGTCATCGTCGTAGGCGGTCCACTCGCCGAGGTTGCCCTTCACTACCAGGGTGTAGCCATCGCCCACCACGAAGTCGGTGGAGCCGTCGGCCAGGGTGAAGGTCATACCGCCGCCGGTGAACGGCTGGCCTACATGCCCCTCGCCCACCACCACCCCGGCCGGACTGGTGACTTCGTAAACGCCGCCGTTCGCAGCGGCTTCGGTGATGGTCAACACGTAGGTGCCGCTGGCAGCGCCGCTGGTTACAACGACAGCGCCGACAGTGCCGTTGCCAGTGTTACCGGCCTTGGCAGACGGGGTCAGGGCGTTGGCCGCGGTAAGCTGGGCGATCAGAGTTCCTGCGCTCAGGAGGCCGGAGCCGGCGCAGATCACCACCACATCGCGGCTGCGATAGCCATTGGCCTCCGAAAGGAGGAATTCGCCGGGGTGGATACCTTCGGTCTTGATGGTCATTGCTGCGCTCCTTTCGAGGCGGATTGGCGGCGGCTGGCATAGACGTCGCGGGGGTTCAGGGTTTTGTTGGAGGTGGGCAGTTGGTCATCGTCCACCGGGATCTTGTTGTCGAGCTCGACCTGGCTACTGCGCGCGGCAACCTTGTCGTACAGCTTCAGGCGCGCGCCGTTGCCGTCCAGGCCTTGCTCAATCAGCGCCTTCGCTTCGTCAGGCAACTTGGCCAGCACGCAGACAGCCTTCACTTCCTTGGCGCGAGCCACCGCCGCCTGTACCGCAGGCCGGTCCTTCAGGCCGCTGGCCTTGATGAGGTAGGGCATGCTGTCGCTGAGCCCAGCTGCCGCGCACTCGGTAGCCAGCTCGGCTGCCAAGTCCGCAGTCTCTGGTCCTGCCAGCGGGGCGCCCGGGTTGTGATCGGGCTCGTTCTTCGCGGCTGGATTTGGCTTTCCCGCAGCGAGCAGCTTGCGTGCCGCGTCAGGCGTATTGAGGTAGCGGTTGAGCACCTTGCTGAGGCTGGCATTGATCCCCACCGGTTCGGCCGCACCGAGGACCTCATCGACGAAGCCCTTGTCCTTCGCCTCGGGCGCCGTCAGCCAGGTCTCGTCGTTGATCATGCGCCGCAGCTCAGCATCGTCGACATTCAGCGCCCGATGCTGGTAGCTGGCCACGATGCCCTCGAAGGCCTGATCCATCATGTCGGCGACCTTGCGCAGGTCCTCGCTGTCGCCTGCAGCAAAGGTCCAGGGGTTGTGGATCATGAAAAGTGCGTTGTCGGCCATTTCAACACGGTGCGCCCCACAAGCGGCGACGCTACCCGCACTGAAGCACGCACCGTCGATGCGCGCCGTGCAACGCTCACCAAGCCCACGCAGGGCGTTGTGAATGGCAATGCCGTCGAAGAGATCGCCGCCGATGGTGTCGAAGTGGACCAACACAGGCGAGGTACCGTCGTCGACCGCCTTCAGGTCGCGGATGAAGTCGGCCGAGGTGATACCCCAGAAGCCGATCTCTCCGTAGATGTAGATTTCGATGGAATTGCCTGCGGCCTCGCTCTCGCCCAGCGCCTTGACGCTGTACCAGTGCTCGGCCTGCAGGTCCGGTGCGCCCTGAGCCTTGTTGATGATCACCGGATGGGCTGCGGTGCACACACCCAGCGATCCCAGCGCTACTGCCAGGGCGAGGGTGAGATGGTGTCGCTTCATCATGGTTTTTTGTCCTCTTCATCATCCACCAGCGCGTCGGTGGCAGTCGTGTACTTGAGGCCCAGGTCGCGGGCCCGTTCGTTGTCCTGGGCGTTCTCTTCGTCGACCACCTCGGCGTCGTAGCCAGTACGCAGGACGTGCTCGCTCCGACTGGCCAGTCCGGCACCGATCTCCAGCAGCTTGCCCTGGACGTCCTGCACTGGATGGATGTATGCCCACCCCTGGGGAACCCAGCGAGTACGCAGGTACTCCCTGCGCCGGGTGGGATAGTCAGCAAGCGACAGCACACCGCTGAGGTACGCCGTGTCGAGCCAGGCCGCCCGCACCGGGCGACAGAGCTGGAACACGTAAACGCTGAACTGCACCTGCTCGATGCGGCGCCGGAACTCATTGAGCAGCACTCGAAGCGTGCGGTCGCTGATGTCGCCCATGTCGCCAGTGAGCAGTTCGTAGGGCAGCTCCACACCAACGGCCGCCGCCATCAGTTGCTGCTTCATGAAGTCGACGTAGGTGTTGCCCGCGTCCGGCGGATCGGAGAAGACAACCTCCTCCCCTTCCAGCAGCTCCTGCATGGTGCCGGGCTCAAGCCCAACCATCGGCGTGCCGTCCCGATCTGCAGCAGGCGCCTGGCCCGTGGTGGGATCGAACATCGGCGGACCGTCCTGGCGTGGTCGGGTGATGAAGCCAGCGAACAGATTCGCCACCTCCTGCCGGAACAGCACTGCGTCGTCGTAGTTGTCCAACGATTTCAGGCGCAGCAGCACCGGAGCGAGTCGAGGAATGCCGCGCAGTTGGCCACCCTCCAGGGGCTCGAAGATGTGCAGCACCTGGTCCGCTGGAATGCGGTTGAGCTGGTTGTAACCGCGGCGAGGCGCCGTCGGGTCGCCTGGGTGGCTCTGCCACATCCAATAAGCCACCCGCTGGCCGATGGCGTTGAACTCAATGCCGGCACGCACGATGTTGCCGGCGCGGGTTTTGAAGTTGCGATCCACCGGCACAAAGTCAGGCGGCAGCACCTGGAGTTGGAGCGGTACCGCGAATCCATCTTCTGGTCGACGGTTGCGCAGACGCACGAAGCACTCGCCGGATTCTTCGACCATCCGCGCCACGACCATCTGCAACCCATAGAAGTCGGTCAGGCCATCGGCGTCAGCCTCATCGACCCAGTCCTCCCACAGCTGATTGATCTCCGAACGCAGGTCCTTATCCTTGATCTGCGCCCTGGGCGTGATCCCGGTGCCAATGATGTTGGTGACCCGGCGGGAGATCGCGCTGAGCGCATAGGGATCATTTCGGACTGCGGCCCGGGATCGCTTGCGCAGGGTCGGCAGTGCCGGCAGCGCAATCGCATTGAGCGCAGCCTCGGGGGCATCCCAGCCCGCAGCCCGACGACCAGTACCAGCTCCTTCGTAGCTGTTGCGCAGCCGCTTGGAGACAATTCGATATCGGCCGCTCATTTGATCCCCTTGCCCCCGCTGTAGAGGCGAATTTGCCGCGGGCGGTGATTGTTGGCGGCCGCCTCGAACTGGGCAGCCTGGGCATACTCGGCTTCGAGAATGCGCAGGCTGGCCAACTGCGCATGGTCGATCTGTCGGTCGCCTTTGCGGACCGACTGGCCTTTCCTGAGGATGACTTTGATTGCCTCCCGGACTTCATCCAGGCGCTGTTGAGCCGTGTCCATGCTGACCTCGATTTATCGACGGCTGAGATACCCGCTGCGGGAGGTACGCCTGCCTGTTGGTTGGGTTTGCGGGGCTGACGCCTTGGCGTTGGACGCGACAGGGGCCGGGCTGCTTGGGGCAACTCCCGGCGCGTCATCCTCATCGGCGGCGCTGGAGGCTGGCTGCACTCGCTCTGCGAACAGGCTGCCCTGCCCGACCGTGGCGCGAAGATTGGCCCATTGCGGTTCGTGGTACCGGTGCAGACCGAGGAACTGCGCGGCGGCGAGGTTGTAAACCATCAGGTCAAGAGCTTCGTTGCGTTCCGACTTGGCCTTCACCCAGTCGACCCGCTTGAAGCCCTTCACGTAACGGATCACCTTGCGCTCAGCCACACACTGCTCGAAGAACTCTTCAGGCAGGTCGGCGGAGAAGTGCAGCGCACCAGGGCCCTCTTCGAACTGATAGCGGTTGTAGATCCAGTCCTTGGCGGTGTCGGTACCGACCATCCACAGCTCGGCGCCTTGCTTCTCGGTATTGCCCCGCCAGGTGACGTCGACCTTTGACGGGCGCTGGGCCAGAACAGGGCGGCCGCGCTTGCTGGCCCCTTTCACCGCCAGTACGTTCCGCCAGCGACGCAGTCGAGTGAACTGGTACACCTCGTCGGTGTGGTGACCACCGGAGTCGATGCAGGTGGCGCAGATCGAAAGGTCCACGCCACTGACGTGCCGGTACCGCTCCTTCAGCTTCTCGTCCAGCAGCGCCCAGGTTCGCTCGTCTGCCGGGTCCCCCGGAATCACCTGGAAGTCGACCGTCCAGCGCTCCAGCCCCTCGCCCCAGCCCATGACCAGCAGCTCAAGGCGGTTGTGCTGGGTATCCACCGCTGCTGTGAGGATCAGTGCGCCGGCAGGCACCAGGCCAAGCCGGTGGCCTTCAGCCTCGGCTCGCTTGCGCAGCTCGTCGGCCTTGGTCATTTCCTCGGCGCTATCCCACACCTTGGCGAGGCGCGTGTTGTAGAACACCTGCATGGAGCCGGGGTCGCCCTTCTCCTGCAGCTTCTTCGCCTCCTCGTACTCCTTGGCCATGTCGGTCCAGCTCAGCCAGCCGGCCGGCGCATAGAGCGCGCTGAGCGTGAAGCTCACCGTCTCGCCGTCACCCTTGCCGTGAGCCCGCCACTCACCTGCGGCCAGCATTGCGGCCTTGTGGTGCTCCTCAATGAGAGCGCAGCCAGGCATGCAGCACTGGTAGTGGACGAAGCGGAAGTCGTCGGTGTACTTCAGCCCTTCCCACTCCAGCACCTGCATCGTCCCGCAATGAGGACAAGGCACGTAGTAGTGTCGCTGGTCGCCCTGCAGGAACAGGTCGTGGATGCGCGAGATTCCCTTCAGGGTCGGCGAACTGGAGTAGTAGTACTTCGCACGGCGTCCAAAGGTGGACCCACGTGCCTCAGCCTGCTTGATGGGGTCGCCGTCGTCGTCGACGTCCATTTCCCAGCGGTCGACCTCATCGCCGTAGATCCAACGCGCGGACAACTCAGCCAGGTTGGAGGCCGAGCCGGCGGTGGCGCAGTACAGGGCGCCGCCCTCGAACTCCTTGGTGTCGAGGGTGTTGCGGGCATCTCGGGAGCGCGACTTTGCCACGCGCTCCGCCAGCACCTGCACGGCCTTGATGGTCTTGTCGATCCGGCCCGACACCCGCTTGCTCAACTTCTCGGTGGGCAGCAGCACCAGGATGTTGGCCGGCGACATGTGGATGCAGCCGCCGATCCAGTTCAGGGCCACCTGAGTCTTCATCAGCTGCGAGGCGATCATCGTCACCACGCGCTTGGCTGGGTGGACTGGCGACAGGCAACGCATTGGCTCGCGAGCGTAGGGGGTCCGGTCGGTGTGGTACTTACCTGGCTCCGCTGCGCCGGTGTCCTTGGGGATCATCTGGTACTTGTCGGCCCATTCATCGATCCACAGCTCAGGATCTGGCTTCAAGCCTCGGCGGTATGCCGCCAGGTACGCGGCGGCACCGTCGGCATACGGTTGCTCCATGGCTCAGTTCGGCTCCTTGCCACCCTGCTCGATCTCGGCGTCGAGCTGCAGCAGTCGGTCAGCATCTTCGAGAGCCCGGCGCATCGCCTCTGTCAGGCGGCGCTCGATCTCCCATGGGTCGGTGAGGGTTACCAGCTCCCCCGCGATCTTCGGGGGAACGCCCAGCAGCAGGTCACGCAGTGCCCGGGCAGCAGTGAAAGAGGCGGAATCCACACGCTCTCGCTCCACCAGCTCCCCTCTGCTCTTGCGGTGCTCATCTTCAGCGAGCAACGCAAGGGCATACTCGCGTCGAGCGCGGGCCTTCTGGTAATCCGGAGTCCCGGTGGCGGTCGCGCCTACCGGCGGCATGGCCGGGCTGGGTGCTGCCGTCGGCGCAATGTGCGCATAGACGCCCTTCTCCACCCTCTCCTGCTGGTGGCGTTCGGCGACACCCGCCTTGCTCGGGTCTGCGGTATTGGCCAGCAACTGGTCACTGGCCTCCGCATCCACCTTGCCGTCGTCGGTGACGACCAGCCGGCCCTGTTTCACCAGCTTGGACACGTAAGGGCGCGACCAGCCGCGGCTGTCCGCGTACGCAGCCTTGGTCATCAACGCCATAAGAGATACCTGTTAACCACGATGAACCACGGGGGTTAACCGGGTTAACCCTGTTAACTAACTTCCCGGCCCAGTCACTAGCGTGAAAACGGGGTTCGAATCACCCTTGCGGTATCCGCCCTTACAGGGGCCCCGCCACTTTCGGCTACACGGGCAACCGGGTAGGCTTGAGCAAAAGCAAGGAGGCTGTGATGGTGGGTGTAATCGAATCGCTTGTTGTGATCTTTGCGTCAGTGATGAGCCTGATCATCGCTATTGCCAAGCTTCAAAAACACGAACGTAGTCGGGTATGGGACTGGACGAAGCGACTGCTAATCCTGCTGATCTACGCCGCTGTTGTTTGCAACTCACTAGCTGGCTTCACACTGTTCATTCTGAACAAGGGAGAGATGTCCCGGTGGGAGGTTGTGATCCTCTTCGGTCACTACTTCAACCTACTCTCGTACTCAGCTTTCTTTGTCGTGGATCTCGGCAAGTGGATAGCCGCGAGCAAGGATCCTGATGCAGCAGATACCACCGAGGCGACCAAAGCTTCAGCGTGAAGCATTGGACTTCAAGGCTTTGGCAAGCGCCTGCTCGATGTTGGCCTCCAGCCTGGAGTCATCCTCGGCAATGCGCCGTACCACCTCATAGAACTGCAGTCGCACCTGGTACTGGGGTTGTCGAACGAAGGCGAGGACCATAGTCACAGTGCCCTCGCGACGCTCGGCGATACCGATTGGGACCTTGCCCCGCTTCATCACGAAGTAGGCCTTCTGATGCCCCTTGGCCAGCGAGCGCGCACTCTGCGTAGCGTTGCCCTTGAAGCCTGAAGTTTGCTCAAGGGCGCCGAGTCCTGACAGGATCTGGATCATCTGACCTCGGCTCATGTTGCCGTACTGGTCGAGCCGCGCACCTGCCCCGGGAACGATGAACAAGCCAGCAGGCAGGATGCCCTTGGCGCGCAGACTGCGCTCGGATGCTTTGTCGACGCGGGGACCACCGAACACCTGCGGAGCCACCCAGTCTTCTGGTGCCTGCCCCTTCGAGGCGTTGTCCTTTTCATCCTTCACCCACAGCGACGCCTCAAGGCGGTTGGCTGTGGCATTCATGATGCGCACGGCGTTGCGGGTGAAAGAGGTGGGCCGGTCAAAGACGTCGTCAATCTCGCTGATCAGGGCCTGGCTGGCTTGGTTCGCCGTGTGGTTCAGCGCATCGGCCAACACCTTGCTGGGCAAGTCGCCGCCAAGTACCTGGAGCGATGCCACCGCGTCGTCCAAGTCCTTGGCGCTGATCGTCCCTTTCATTCCGGGTCTGGTTGGCGAGCCGGCAAATCACACACACCGATTCGCTTAGCCGCCCAGCGTTCATAGAGTCCGACCGCGACTTCGGCGCCGGCAGCGGCGGTCAGACTTCCGATTGCCGAAGCCAACATCAGCGGAGCACCCAATGCCAGTGCGAGAAACAGCACCGCGACGCCGCAGACCACCGAAGCACCGGAGCGCAGCACCAGGCGGCGAGCAATGGCGCGCCCGCTCAGGCCAGCCTTGTCAGCCCGCCAGAGTTCGCCGCTGATTCCACCAGCGATGGCGAGCAGGATCACAACCCACAGTGGCATCTCAGCCAGAGCCTGCTGTTCGGACGGCATGTTGACTCCTCGAAGAAGACGCCCCCGAAGCTGGGGGCAGAACCGGCGCGCTATCAGCGGGCCAGGGGTAGGTGCCGGCACCAGGCCGGCGCGGCGCCGTGACCAGGGCGGGGAGCCCGAGCGCCAGAAACGCGAAACCCGGCGCGGTGGCCGGGTTTCTGGTTGATGCCGAAGTGGCAATTCCCTCACGCACTTCAACTAGCATGCGGACTTTTTACAGGCGTTCTCCGGTGGCAGCAAGCGCAACTTAATGCCACGCGGCAATATGTGGAGTACGCACTGAGAATGTATCGGCGAGAAACGGAAATATCTTACTACGGCATTACAGAGCCTCCGGCTCTGTCCCACTTGTCCCACCTTTTTACTATATATGTGCGCGCGAATTAAAGAATAAAAAGAAAAGCGTGCGCGCGAGCGCGAACGCGTGCGCACTCATGCTCGCACACATTACATAGAGGATTTAGTGGGACAGTGGGACAGCGCAGGGAAGGAGGTGCCAGGCGCGCGGGACGGCGCCTGGCGAAGGGGCAGCAGGCCGATCAGGCGGCCCGCCGGCCGAGCAGCAGCTCAGCAATGGCAGCGTGCAGGAGGTTAAGGCGCTGGTAATACTGTGTGCGACCCAGCCTGCAGGACGCCCATTTCATAGAGTCGGGGCTGTCGTAGTCGGTGTAATGAACGCGCACCAGGTGCTCCATATCCGGCGGCAAGTGCTTATTTACGATAAGCTCGATGTCCGCCGTGAGATCCCAATGACAAGTTGAACTCCGAGTAGTCCGAATCAACTCGCCCTTAGTTGCCATCAGGGTTGCGATCATACTCCCGCCGCCACCAACTTCAACATATGTATTTTCCGGTGGGTGAAGTTCTGCTGCCCATACCTTCAGCATCTCATCAATGGCTTTGATCAAAATGCTGCCTCCTTTTGGACAGGCTGCGCGCCACGGCGCCAAGACTGAGGGCGTTCGTATCCCCACATCCTGACGCTGGACTTCCCGGACGAACTGAGCCGTTTCCGATGCCAGCCGAGACGCTTCATGATGTGGCCGACACGCATCTGATCCGGCTTACCCCAATGGCCGTAGTCGAGATTCAGCGCCTCACCAAGGATCTTGTCACTGGTCACTGTCTCGCCCAGGTAGTCCTCCAGCCAAGGAAGAATCTTGTATTCCCAGGCATCGACGGTGTACCGCGCGTCCTGCTCATCCTCAAACAGCTCCCTCTCGTCCCGTGTCACCCACCAGATATCGCCCGCCTTGTAGCAGAACACCGCTTCCGCCCACAGCTGATCGCGGATCTCCCGCAGCAGATCAAGGTCGACCTTGGTGCACAGCACGGGCCAGTATCGACGGTTACCCGTGGTGTCCTTCAGGTATTCCTCCTGGTTGGTGGTGCCCGCGAAAACACACTGGCGCGGAACATCCGCCGTGCGGCGGCCGTAGCTTTCGCGGAAGGTATCAACCGATGCGGAGAAAAACTGCTTGGCCTTGGTCGAGTCGGCCTTGTTGAAGGCGTCCAGCTCGCCCAGCTCAACGATCCACTTCCCCCGGATCATCTGGAAGGCTTCCTTGTCACCGAGAGTGAACGGCGTATCCATGAACCACTCACCCCCCAACACCGAGAGCGCCGTGGATTTACCAACACCCTGCAGGCCCTCCAGAATCATCACGCTGTCGACCTTGGCGCCGGGCTTCATGACCCGAGCAACGCCCCCAATCATCCAGCGCTTGGATACCTTCGTGCTGTACGCGGACAACGGCACACCGAGCACCAGGTTCAGCCAGCTCTCCAGGCGCGGCACACCATCCCACTCCAGACTATTCAGATAACGCCGCACCGGGTGGAAGCTGTTCTTGCTGGCCGTGACGCTGACACCCTCCAGCACGGTTCCAGACTTGGCCAACAGGTTGTAGTGCTGCGCGAGCCATTCGGTCGTCAGCATGTCGTCAAGGTCCGTCCATTCCCCCGGCTCACCGCCGTAGGGCGGAGTCTTGAGCTTCACCGTCTTGCTGCTGAACTGGTCGAAGCCAAGCACGCCCTTCCAGCACTCATCGTTGCCGAGGATCAGGCTCACATTGATCATGTGCCCGGACAGGCCACCGCTTTGCGTGCGATAGAGCAGCGTGCGCCACCCCTCATCCGCCGCAGGCCGAACCACCGCCATCACCTGGCGGCGCACGGCGTCCAACCCCTCGGACAGATGCAGGTCGTTCCAGTCGGTCCACTTCTCCTCGCGCTCACCATCAAACACAGGGACAACGTGCAGGCCGCCGAGAATCACCGCCGCGTTGTTGGCCTTCTCAACGCCGGGATTCCACGGCGTCACCTTGTCGGCCTTGGTCGTCTTCCAATCGTCGTCGGCGCAGAAGATCAACGGACGTCCGGGATACTCATCGCGCATCGCCTTGCCGGCAGGGAGCAAGTTGCCCGCGTCGAAGGCCACACAAACCGTAAGCGATGTGGCCATGTGCAGGCTGACGCCAGTCGCATAGCCTTCCGCGATCAAGATCGGCGCACCAGGGTCAGGGATTGGACCGATCAGGCAGTACGCGCCCTCCTTCTGCATGCCGAAGGGCCAATACTGCTTATCACGCCCAGTGTCAGGCTGCCGCTCAGGGTGGATCACCTGCAGGCCGACAACCCCCTTCACCGTCTTCATCGGAACCAGCAGCCGGCCGTCCCGACCATAGCGGACATTGATGCCGACGATCTGCTTGCGGTCCAGGTAGGGGCTCCGCCCTTTCTCGGGCAACTTCTCCCACATTGCGGATGCACGCCGAGCAGCCAGCCGGGCGGCCCTCTCGGCACGCTCGGCAGCGCGGCGCTTGGCGTCCTCCTGGCGGGCGCGCATCAGCTCTCGCTCCTCACTGGTGAGCTTCGTTCCCTTGATCTTGAGCTTCTGCGACTCGCCCGAGCGCCAATCTCCGTATGCACCGAAGTACAGCGTCACGCCTTTCTCGGTCGTGTACGGGTGCAACACATACCAGCCAGTCTCCTCCCCCATGCTGTCCCCGGAGGACTTGCAGCGGGTCAGCTTGCCGAAAACCCAGTCGGGGCGCCGCTTGCTGAACGGTTCCAGGCCATAGTCCTGCAACTGCGCCAGAACCTCATCCAGACCCTGTTCAGCCATTGGCGCGCCCCCGCTTCTCGGTGATCGACTGGCAGAAGGTGCACAGAGTGCAACCAGGTGCCGCAATCTGGCGGGCGGGCGGAATTTCGTCGCCGCAGTCCAGGCACTCGCTCAGCGAGCGACCAACGAAGGCAGGCTTACGCGCGGCCAGCAGTGAATCCATGGACTCCAGCACCACATCGTTGGCGCGATCAGCGATGTCAGCCATGGGCAACCTCCGCTTCGCGCTCCAGCAGCAGCTCCAGGGCGAGCAGCGCACCCTGCACACGGCGGAGCAACAGCTTCTGCTCGGCCAGCTCGCGGCGGTCGATACGGCCATCGTTGGCCAGGTGCTCCGCGATGGTCTGGGTCAGCCTCGATTGGCGCTGCAGCGTTTCACTGATCGCCTTAAGGATCGCAGCGGCAGAGTCCAGATCCTCCTTACAGTCACGCTGGATCTCTTCCATCACGCCGCGAAGGTCAACCCAGGCAGCATCGCCGTATGCCTCAATCAGCGAGTCCACGATGCGGGGATCGCGGGTGGCCGTGGTGACCTCCTCGATGTCCTGCGGGTTCATGTGGCTGTTGGCGTGGGTCGGGCTGAGCTTGTGCTGCAGGGTGGTTTCGTTGCGGCCGAAGATCGCGGCGATTGCCTTGGCGCCACCGGGATAGTCCCGGCTGGCATGGTAGAGAGAAAGGTTCAGCGGAAGAATTTCGCGCTTGGCGCGCTCGGTACAGCTCAGAGCTACACGGCTCATGGCATTAATCCCCAAAGTCTGCCCGTGACCGTGCCGACAGCCCTTGATAGAGTTGCGGCGTGGTCATCGTCAGGTGGTCACTTAGCGGATGGCTGCTCTGTGGTGGAAAGGCCATCCGCGCCCCAATGGCTTGGCAGGTGATCCGTCACCCGCCTTGCCGTACAGCCAGCTGCTCTGTGGTGGAGAGGCTGGCAACCCAAGGCATCCGTGCCTTGGTTCGGGGAGCGGGACCGGCTTGGTGGTGGGTATTTGGTGTGCTCCCGCCAGCTGGCCCGCTACCCCACCCTCGGTGGTGGCGAGGGGTGTTATGCGGCCTTGTTCGGAGCAGGGAACAGATCAGGCAGATCTGGGCGCAATTCATATCCCTGAACTACACCACCGCAGGCTCGAACTACAGCGGGCACTTTCTCCGGCGGGATCCCCCGACGCTTCCAGTTGAAAATGTTCTGAGGTGTAACACCTACGGCGCGGGCCAGCTCGGTGGGGGAGCCGGCTGCCTTGATGGCCTTGGAAAGGGCCTCCAGCGGCTTCTGTTCTTCAGTCATGGCATCAACCCTTGATCAAACAAACCAAACGACACACCAAACAATACGTGTGTTATCAAACTTGCACAAGGGCATTAACATTTTGTTTATGACTACACGCCCGAAATCAAACAATGCAGAGCGCTTCGCCTTGGCTCTCGAACAAGCCGAGATGAAGGGGGCCGAGCTCGCTCGCCGCCTTGGCATCGACAACGAACAGAACATCACCAACTGGAAGTCGCGCGGTGTGCCATCGGCTCGATTATCTGCGGTGGCCTTAGCCCTTGGAGTGTCGCGGGATTGGTTAGAAACCGGACACGGCAGCATGCATGGAAAGCCCAAAGGCTCAGCCTTTGCAGAGGAGCGGGCCAGCTATGCCCTGGAGCCGCTTCACCCATGGGATAGCGACACCCTACTAGACGACGACGAGGTTGCATTGCCCTTGTACAAGGAAGTCGAGCTTGCATCCGGCAATGGCCGGACAGCAGTTCAGGAAGTACCAGGCCGAAAGCTGCGCTTTTCTTACGCCACCCTCCGGGAATGCGGCGTACTCCCTGACAATGCGTTTTTCGCCACCAACTCCGGCCACAGTAATCACCCCCTGATACTTCATGGCGCGACTCTGGGAATCGATAAGGGGATGACGCAGATAGTCGATGGCGAGATCTACGCTCTCGACCATGACGGCCTGCTGCGGGTGAAGATCTTGGAGCGTCTGCCAGGCAACGGACTACGGATGCACAGCTACAACTCCACCGAGTTTCCGCCGGAGGACTTCTCAATCGAGAAGATCCTGGAACAGCGGATCATCGTGCTCGGCCGGGTGTTCTGGTGGTCGACCATCCGCCCCATGAAATCAGGCCCGCTCATCTAACCAAACAAAATGTGTTGACCTAAACACCAAACGTATTGTTTGATTGCCTCGACTCTCCACCACAGAGCGAGGCAATCATGTCCATTTCCGCAACCGTTCACGTTCTCCCGAACGTAGAGACCGGGCGCATCTTCGAGGTGCGCCGGCTGGCCGCTGCTGCCGGCTGTCAGTTCGTATCCGGTCGTAGCAAGCGCGCCCTCCGCGCCGTGCCGCCCTACCCCACCACTCCGGGGGACGCGGCATGAACAATCAATTCACCCTCTCCGATAACTCCCTGCGCATGCTGGCAGCTCAACTGGAGCTGAACGGCAAATTCCGCCACACCTGCCGCTCGGCCTATGGACAGCAGCAGATCGAGCTGGTCATGCAGGTCGAGCGCGACCTGGAACGCACGAACGTCAGCATCACCATGGGCGGCGAGAAGCATTCCATCAGCGTCATCAACGGCGAAAGCCACAACGACCAGCTACTGGCTGACTTCATCGACGCCATCGCCAATGGGCGCGTGGACTCTGCCGAACCAGCGCGCCCGCGCGTCCTCCTGCACATGCCCGAACGCGAGTCTCTGCTGGACACCGAGCAGCAGGAAGCGATCAAGGGCCTTGCTCGCCGCGGCGGCTTCCTTGCCCTTGATGTCGGCCTGGAGAATCCGATCAACGTCTCCGTGCACCGAACCGTCAACACGTCGGGGATCTGCGCAATTCTCAGCGTTGGCGTGCGAAAGCCCCGGACTTGCTGCTGGACGATTCGCCGCGAGACCGACGCCTACTGCGCTCGGCGTCTGCAGGAGTCCGTAGAACACCTGATCACCATCGCCACGCCGAAGCCGGCGCGGGCGGCGTGAGAGGTGCCCTATGCGCAATCAATCCCTACAGGACGCCGCCAAGGCACTGGGCATCACCCGCCCAGCCCTGATTAAACGCATGCGCGAGGCGGGTCTGCTCGACGCCCGCAACTTGCCTACGCACCCACTGCGGGACCGGCTGTACCTCGAAAGACACGAGAGCAACTGGCACCACCCTGAGCTTGGGCCGCAGTACAGCTATTCCACCCGAGTGCGACCCGCTGGCCTGGCTTGGCTGCGGCAGAAGCTGGACATCCCGCTGCCGATGCCACCGGCCGAGCAGGACCGCCGCGATGTCGGCTGACCACGGCCTACGCCCCCGCCACTACGCCCGTCAGATCGTCGCCCTGCGCTCTCAGGAGGAGCGCAGGGCCGCCTTGGAAAACGTGCCGGCGGAGTGGCGCGACCTGGTTAGAACCCACGTAGAGATCGCCTGGAACCACCCGAAAGGAGGCAAGGCATGAAACGCAAACCGACCACCAAGCAGGCCATCCAGCAATCCCTGTTGGAAATGCTGCGCAGCGAGTGCCGTATCGCACGCGAAGCCCCCAACGACGAGCTGCGCGAAACGGCCACAGCCAGGGCTCACGGGGCCATCTGCCTCGCTTACTGCGGGCAGGCCATCGACCCTGAAACCTATGCAGCACTCTGGGACCTGGCTTCGAATGCACGCTGGAACCGGGCAATGGAAGTGATCTACCAGCAGCCCCTGTACAGCGGCGGCAAAGGGGCCGAAGAACGCTGGAAAGCTGGACGGGTGGCGGCATGACCCCACGCCATGACCCGCAACCAGAGCTGCGCCTGCTGCCGGCTCCCAGGCGAGAAACCGTCGACCTGGTGTATCGCACATTCGGCGAAGTCCTGATCCCGCTGGAATCGCTGCGCGAACGCTACTTCCGCAACCTGAACAAGGACAACTTCGCCAAGGCCATCAAGGAAGGTCGCATCGGCCTGCCGATCACCACCCTGGATGACAGCGCGAAGGCCCTGCAATACGTCGAGGCCAACCACCTCGCCGCCTACATCGACCAGCGCGCCTACCTCGCCGACGAGGAGCTGGCTCGCCGCATCGGAACAGCTTGAGACCACCGCCGCGCCGCCACCACCGGCGCATCCACCACTAGGAGCACACCACATGGAACTCAGCACCACGCAGATCATCGCTGCCGTCGTAATCCTCGCCTTCATGGCGGTCACCGTCTGCCTCGCCTACTGGGCCGGACACACCGAGGGGAGCAAGGGCGAGTATCTGCACGGCCGGACCCAACGCGGCCTTGAGCTGCAGGCCGAACGACTGCAATGCGAAGCGGATTTGGCCGAGGCCCAGCGCCTGCTCGACTGCCGCACCCGAGAGATCGCAGCGCTGCGCGCGAACATCCAGATAGAGGCCGACGACAACGCTGCCGCGATCCGCGAGCTGCATGACCGCCTGGCCTGCGTAGAACCGTTGACCGAGGAAGACCGCGCCACGCTGCACGCAATCGCCGGCAAGCTCACGCTCGCCGCCAACACGTTTGCAGGAATGCGTGCCCATGATCACGCCCGCCTCGCCAGGTCATTCGCCGCCTACGCCACCGAAATGGCAAACCGGCCAGCACCGGTGCTGCAGCGCCACCCGGACAGTGAACTGATCGAATGGCTCGACCAAGCCGGCGCGACCTACTACGTAGACGACAGCGCGGCCGAGGTGCGATTCCCGATCAACCCTGCTGCCGAAGGCTACGACCACCTGCGCGATCTGTTGCGCGCTGCCATGCAACAGGATCTCGACCTGATGCAACACCATCAGGCAACCCTGGAGGCATCGGCATGAGGCGTAATTTCCCCCTCTGCCGGTTGAGCCCTGAGGCTGCCGGCCAGCTCGTGCACAACCACGAGCGCTGCACGAAGAAGCTGCACGAGACCGAGCGCTATCTGGCAGCCCTCACTGTCGAGATCCGCAATGCTCTCGGCCCCGAGGCCGTCTGGTCGATCCAGACCAAAGCCCGCCAGTCCGTCGCACTGAACGATCTGCAGAAGGAACTGCGCGCATGACCCACCTTCACCCGGCTCGCCGCGTAGCGGCACAAGACCAGGGCGGCGCCCTGGCACCCGCCACCCTGAGCACCCACGCTGCGGCCGCGCGAAAGCGCGGCGGTGGCCTGGCACGTCGCGCCCTCCTGACTCCGAGCCTCGCGGGCCACCCCTCGATGCCCGAGGGTGGCGCTACAAAAAGCCTCTGCTGCGCAGCAGCAGGCATATTCCTACCCAAGCCCAACGCCCACGCAGGGGCCGCATACCCCACGACAAGCGTGCGCCGAGGCGCAAAAGATGCTGCAACGCTTCGCTCCCCCACTGCGCCGCACGCGCAGCCTGTCGAGGGGTATAAGCAATCAGCTCAAGAGACGGCTGAGCCGGAGACTTGCCTGCCTAACCCTTCGACAACTCGCCCGGAAGGAAATAAAAGCCCCTTGGGAGTTACTTGCAATCAACTGATCGAGAAAGTTCTGTTGACTAATGAGTGTCAATTTCAGATCCAGCAAAGCCTGAGCAATAGCCGGGCTTGGCGAGTCAAGTACATCGAAATTCGCAAGCTCCAGCGTCTGGCGCTCTATCACCGCTTTTACGTGCGACCAGCTACCCAAACTTGCAATAAGGTTCAACTGAGGCAGAAGGCCTCTCACGTTATCCAAAATCGCATCCACCGGTATCTTCCAGTAGAGGCGTATTTTCTCGTTTCTATCAGCTTCCCGCTGCTCCGCCCTTCGGTCAGCTGCCCTGGCAATCCACACGGACGCCAAAATTGCACCAACCGACCCCACAGCTTGCACCCATGCCGGGGCGTTATTCCCCGCCATCCAGGACAAACACTTAGGGCACGACAAAGACGAGAACCACAACCACATCCAATACGCTATCAGCACAACAAATGGCGAAACTGCCAGCCAACGCAACACATAGCGCGGGCGCAGATTTATCGTTATCACCTCAGGAAGCACGGCCATCCCCTTGCCATCAATCAGGATCGAAGGATGCCTGTACTCGTACCAAGCCGCAAAGGGAGGGCTCATGAATGAGTTGGCTCTTTTCGCAGGCGCTGGTGGATCAATTCTCGGCGGCCACCTCCTGGGATGGCGGACCGTCTGCGCCGTTGAGCGTGATGCCTACGCCGCACAGGTTCTGGCGCAACGACAAACCGATGGAGCACTACCGCCTTTCCCGATTTGGTCTGACGTGTGCAGCTTTGACGGAAGACCGTGGCGAGGCCTTGTTGACGTGGTTTCGGGAGGATTTCCTTGCCAGGACATCTCCGCCTCCGGCCCGGGACTGGGTATCGAAGGCCCCCGTTCAGGCCTCTGGAAACAGATGGCTCGAATCATCGGTGAAGTACGACCTATCCGCGTCGAGCTGGAGAATTCACCGCTCCTTATTCAACGAGGACTTGCCGTGGTCCTCGGTGATCTTGCCGAAATGGGGTATGACGCGCAGTGGATACGTCTATCAGCATCCGAGCTCGGAGCGCCTCACGAGCGCGATCGCGCCTGGGTGGTTGGGAGAGACGTTTCCCACCCCCTCAGTGGCGATGTGCAAGGGTTCATCGGCCAAAGCTCTAACCCGCGTGGATGGCCGTTCCCGCTTGCGCAATCGGCTCGATTACTGGGTAGAACGCGATGGCCAGAATGGCCGCCTGAACCCGGAGTTTGTCGAGTGGGTCATGGGCTGGCCCATCGGATGGACCGCAATCGAGCCCTTGGCAATGGACAAGTACCGCGAGTGGCAGCGGCAGCATTCGCCCTGCTCGCTGGCAGCATGTGAGGACGCAGCATGAATACTCAACTCAAAGAACTGCGGCGCCTGCTGGCAGAAATCGACAGCCTTGCGGGCAGCGTGGAGGTCTCGGGGCTGATACGTGACGCTCGCGCCTGCGCGGAGATTGCCCGGAGAAAGACCGCCAAGGCCATCAAGATCGTCGCCGAGCTGGACACCCAGCAAGTGGATGGCCTCCTGCTTAGCGGCTCGTCCGCCTTTGGCAAGCTGCCTCCGTGCAGCGATGTGGAGAAGACGTGCGTGCCACTGCCGACCCCATCCACTGCACTGGCCAAGTTCACCGACACCGAGCGCCTCAACTTCATGCTCGGCAAATACCGCAAGGTGATCGTCGAGGTTCTGCCTGGTAACCGGAGGGACGTCTACGTCGAAGAAGGGTTCATGGGCGACGTGCAAGGCCCCGCCTTCACCGTACGCGGCGATATCGGCCCAGACGAACTGCTGGAGGGGAAGCGACGCGCCATCGATCTGGCCATGCAGCAGGAAGGTGACGCCAATGGCGATTGAGCTGGAGCGCTACCTACGCGAGGAGCAGGTGCTGGAGTGCACCACCCTATCCCACGCGACTATGTGGCGCGAAATCAAGGCCGGGCGCTTCCCGAAGCAGATCCGGCTATCGCCCGGCAGAGTTGGATGGAAAGCGTCTGACATCAGCCGTTGGATGCAGGATCCCCAAGCATACGATCAAACCAAGGCGGCTTAGCCGCCTTCGGTATGCTTCCGTATAAGTTGCTTTAGGTCCGCTGCAATCTCGGAAAACTTTCCTTCGACCAAGCTCCACTCATCCACGTCGAATGCCTCTCCGCTTCGAGCAGCATTGGTCTTTCTAGAGTGGTAATCAATCCAATATTCAGCCGCAGCGGCAATGCGCGGAGACCAGACCCACCTACAGTCCTCAACGACTACATCCACCACGGAACAGCTAGCCATGCACTCTCGCTGCATCGCAATAGCGGCACTCACCTGCGCTGGCAAAGCCTGCTCAGCGAAGTCTTTACGACTTGGATCGCCCAGCAGCCCTGCGTAAAGATTAACCTCCCTCAGAACTACTAAGTACTTCCTGATGGACACCTGCGCGTCCCACAAGTGATGCAAGCGCTTGCCCGCTAGCAGCTGCTGCCTCCATGCGGACAACCCCAAAACAGCACAAGCCGCCGCAGCAGCCCCACCCAAACCGCCTAATATCGAACCGACCTGGCCCGCGCCGTTTAAGAACTTTGCCTCAGCCCCGAAACTGAAAAGCACCCCGAATAACACGGCAAGCACAACAGCCAGCACCACGAGGAGCCCATAGAAGAGGCTCTTGTAAATGTCATCCATAACGCGTCCATGGTTCACTACGGTTTTATTTTCGCTACCTTGACCAACCAAGTTGCCCAACTCCTCAGTCCTTCCCTCTTCTCCTTGAAGTAATCATACCGGTCATAATGCTTCGACGAGACGTCATTGAAAGCGTGCCCCTGGATCCGATCTCGCGTCTCCTTGGAGATCCCCGCCACCCCCATCAGCGTCTTGCAGGTTCGCCGCAGATCTCGCAGCGTGAACGGCCCATCGAACTTATCCACATGCCGCCTATAGAGCTTGGTCACCGCGCGGGAAAGCGACTGCGCGTTAATCGAGTCATTCTCATATCGCCCCATGAAAGGATACGGAGCCTCGCCGGTGATGGGTTCCAGTCGCGTAAGGCACGCCTTGCTGAGTACATTGAACGGCACCAGGTGGATCTGCCGTTCACCCTCAACACCCTTCAGGCTCCGGATGGCGTAGTGGTCCTTCTGGAACATTCGCCGATCTGACCCCAGTAGCTGCTCCGGCCGCTGCCCGCCCGACGCAATCAGGAACTTGATCAGCTCTGCGGTGACCAGGCTCAGCTGCTCCGGCAGAAGGTTCCAGAGTGTAGCCAGCTCCTCGGTGGACAGGGCGCGCTGGCCGGCGCGCTCCCAGTCCTCCTGAACGGGAATGCTCGCCACGGGGTTGTACTTGAGCCCGAACCTCACCGAGGTACTGCCATAGCTGCGCGGGTTGAACTCTTGCCCCAAGCCGTGCTGATAGGCCGCGTGCAGGCTTGAGCGCACGCGGTTGCAGTAGGTGGTCACCCCGTCGCCGATCATCTTGGCAAGGATGTCGCGGATGTCGCCCGGCTCGATCTCAGAGGCTGCTCGCTTGGCCAGGTGCGGCCATGGGCCGGTGACGTATTTCCCCATCGCCCACCGAACATTCCCGGCCGACGCAGCGCCCTCGGTGTCCAGCTTGCCCAGGTAGGAGTCGATCAAGTCGGCTAGTGATCCGTCGCCCTCGGTGCTCGGCGACTGCTGACGCACTTTCTCGCGCGCCTCGGCCAGCCCGAGCGCAGGCCAGGTGCCGAGCTTGCGCTGTTTCTTCTTCCCCTGGACGTGCCACTGGTAGTAGAACTCTTTCGTACCGTTCTCGCGGACCTTGAGCAGCAGGACGCCCTCCCCGCGAGCGCCGCGACCATCGGACTTAACGTAGTCCCGGCCGGGCTCGGGTTTGAGCGAGCGGACTTGTTTATCGGTGAGCATTGGTGACAGTATCCGGTGACAGTTGTCCCGAACTAAGGCGCTCCGGAGTGATATGAGGCGATACACCCGAAAGGCGCCGCAGCCCTCTAGTGGCGGGCATTGTAGCCCTACCGGATACCATGAGGTAAAGGCTGATATTTCACCCTATACAGATTCCCAAGCTCATGACGAGGGTTCGATTCCCTTCGCCCGCTCCAGAATCCCAAGCAAAAGCCCCCGGCAGCCTGAGTTGCCGGGGGCTTTTGTGTTTTTGGCGTCGCCAAAGCGTGTCTTGTAAACTCCCTGGCACACCTACATCCCCCGGACCCGCCGCATGCCCGCCCTCGCCTCGCACCGGCAATCCCTGTCCTGGCTCCTGCTCACCCTCCTCCTTCTATTGATCCGCCCTGCCTGGGCCGTTCAGGTGGTCGACGCTGCCAGCGTCACCACCCAGCCGCTGACGCTGACCACCTACGTCTCCGTGCTCGAAGACCCAACCGGCAACCTGACGCTGGCGGACGTGCAATCCCCCGAGCAACAGGCGCGTTTCAAGAGCGACCAGCCGCCGGGCAGCGCGCTGGCGATGGGCTTCACCCGCTCGGCGTTCTGGTTGAAGGTGCGGTTGAGCAACTCCAGCGACGCGCCGTTGCAGCGGCTTCTGGTCGTGGAGAACCCTCGGGTGTCCCACGTGCAGGCGAATATCCCGCAGGCGGATGGTTCGTATAAAACCATCAATACCGGCAGCGATGTGCCGCAGTCGAGCAAGGTCTACCCGAACCGCAATTTCGTCTTCCCGCTGAACCTGCCGGCGCGGTCGGAGAAGGTGGTGTACCTGCGGGTGGAGTCGAGCATCGGCTTGCTGGTGCCGCTACAGCTGTGGCCGGTGAAGGCGTTCCACGCCTACGAGCGCGACGACTACACCGGCAAGGCGTGGTACTTCGGCATCGCCATGGCGATGATCCTGTTCAAC